GCAGAATGTCCTTAGCTCCGGCCAAAATGTCGTCGGGTCAGGTCTGGATATAGCTGGTGGTGCTGCGAATACCTTGAAGGCCCTTTTAACCCCCGGTGCTAATCAAACTTCCGTCATGTCTCAAATCCCAGGCTTCCAATTTGCGCAGGACTGGGGGCAGAAGGCCGTTCAAAATCTTGGCACTACAATGGGACTTGGGGGAAATGTTCTAACGGCTGGAGCAAATTACGCAACTGGGGCGGCTCAACAGGGCTTTGGAAATCTCGTAACTCAATTGCAAGGTCTGTTAAGCGGCGGCACAAACATTGCGAATACCGGTACTGGCCTATCAAATGTCGGCTCCGGATTGATTTCAACCGGCATTGGAGGGATGGCATCAGGTGCAGGTGGCATTGCTGGCGCTGCTACTGGCGCAGGTAGCGGTATTGGCTCTCTGTTCGGCGGTCTTTCTACGAATACCGGGAATACATTAAGCAATATCGGTAGTTCTACGGCTTCCGGTATTCTTGGAAGCGCAAACGCTTTGAGTGGCGGCCTTACTGGTGCAACAAATTCTCTAGGAAATTCGTTCCTATTGAGTAGCCTGTTAAAAGGCAACGGCGGCAATATCACAGGGTCGCCTTCTGGCGGTGGTGTTTATTCTGGACCAGGAATTAGCGCTTCATCTAGTGGCGTGAACGCTCTAGGATAATAAATGAGACTTTCAACACCAGAAGCCCCGCAGAAAAAGGCATTGCAGCCAATGGGGCAACCTATGGCGCAACCTCAAACTGCTTCTCAAGGTGGCCCGCAGCAACAGCCAGCACCAACGCATTCCCAGACGGTTGCAGCGTTGCGTCACCTTTCCGCCATTCAGTCTGAGTTGACCAAACTTCTGGAAAATCCGAACTTGGGTAAGGCTGATATGAAATCGGCTATTATAGATGGCGTGACAAAGCTAGTGGCCGACAGAATTGTTCCTGCCACAGCGGCGGTTGCAAAGCTTGCGATGGTTCCTGATCGCCCGTTCGAGCAAAAGAAATGGATCGAGCAGGATTACGTTCAAAACGAACAGGCTAGAAATCTTGTTCTAGATCATCATCGCGCTTCGGCAGTCGGTACGGAAAATTACGAACTTGAAAACAAGTTGCATGATTCCGACCCTGAAAATCACATGCAAGATATTAGCGCCATGATGCAATCTAATTATAAAGGTGCGTAATGGCTGATTCAGTCTCCGCGTTGTATCCACAACCAGCACAGCCTACACAAGGTTTGCTAAACGGCGATCCGTCTAAGCTTATCAGTACGCTTAGCGGGCTAAATCAGTTTCAGATGATTGCAAAAACGCTTGCCGCAAAGCAGGCGGTAGGCTCTGCATTCCAACAATCTTTAAGGCCGGATGGTACGGTAGACCTCGATAAGACCGCCGATATAATCAAGAACGATCCTAATGCCGCATTCATGGGGCAAGAGGCTACAAGCGGTATTCTCTCTCAGAGAAAACAGCAAATCGAAAATAATACTTCTGCTTTTGACCTAACTGCAAAGCAGAATGGATTTGTGCAACAGTGGCTTGCCGGTCGCTCTAACCAGCCGAATGTTACTTCGGAAGACCTTCACAACGATGCTGTTACTCTCAGTCGGAACACTGGCATCCCGTCTGAAATGATAAACGGGGTTATTGACAGCATTACGAATGATCCGAAAGGCATCAAGAATGGCCTTGTGACGTTGCAGAACAGGCTGATGGGAGCCGCTACGGCTGCTGGCCGTGTCGAAGGTCCACCAACCGCAGAAGGCGCGCCGCAGAAGGTTCCGTTGGGGGCCGCTGGCTATGGTACCCAAGCAGCCGGTGGTGCGACGATGCAAACCGGCTTGTCGCCAGCTGAAACTGCGGCTCAAACTGCATCTGGCTCGGCATCGGGTACTGCCTCTGCTGGCGCATTGGGTGGAGCGGCTAATTATGCATCGCGCGTTACACCGCTTACAAAGATTGTGCATCTACTTGATGAAGTAGGCCCGACAGGTCAAGGAATCGGAACTGAAAGTACAAATACTGTTAAAAACATTGCCGAAGGTCTTGGAATTATCAAACCGGGCTCGACAAAACCAGTTGAGGAATTGCGGAAATATTATACGCAAAACGTACTTCGCAATGCGGATATTGGATCGACTGATAAGATGGTGGCTGCATTTCATGGAGCGCCAAATATCGATCTTAATCAGGCAAGCGCCAGCGATCTTGCAAAAACTGACCTATCTCTCCAGCGACTTGCACAAGCCCAGGCTCTTGAAGGTGTCCACGTTCCTAAAGATAAATATCAGGAATGGGCTGCTCAATTTAATAATCAGCAAGACCCAATTGCCTATGGGTTTGATTTAATGTCTGCCGACGCACAGAAGAAATATCTGGCTTCAATGAAGCCGGGGAGCGATGAATATAACCGTTTTAAAACTTCGCTCGGCATAGCTCATCGTCATAAACTTTTGGAAAAGCAAAATGGCGGATGATTGGACCTATCCAGTTCCTAATGATCCAGCGACGCTTCTAGCGCCTTATTTGAAACAAGGCGTTGAAGCTCCCGCCGTTGGAAAGGACGAAGTTCCGGCTGCACAACCAGAAGATATTACAAGTCTTTATCTCAAGGGAGATAAGCCCGTAGAGGCAAAGAAGCAATTTGGCTGGGCTGATACGTGGCCTGTGCAGATTGCAAAGACTATTGCAAGCGGCCTTACTTACCCTGGAGATGTTGCGCAAGGTAAAGCGACCGTCCCGCAATCTGAAAATATGATTGGCGGAGAAGACGTTTCTAACATCCCACGTCTTACTGCGTTGTCTGGAACGATTGGAACCGGAGCAATACCGACTAACATTGGCGCTATTTCAAAGCCATTGGTCCAACCGGAAACTGCTCAACTTGCACAGCTTGCGAGAGATACTTACGGCATTCCTATCCGTGGCGGTCAAATCTCGGAAAGTCAACCTATCCGCTGGCTAGATGCGACGTTGCCGACAAAGCCATTTTCTGGATATGGCGCTAATATTGCCGATCAGCAATCGTCGTTTAATCGTGCGGTGGCTAATACGATTGGCGAAAAGGCAGATAAGATTACACCCGAAGTCATGGATTCGGCGCGTACTAGGCTTGGGCAATCTTATGAAGATATTGCCAAGAAAACTACAATTAAGGCAGATGACCAACTAGGGCAACAATTTAATCAAATTGCCTCGGATGCAAATACTACCCTTGCACCTAATGAGCGTTCAATTGTTCATGGTCAGATTAGCAATATTCTCGATAAGATTAAGGGCACCGGAGAGATTGATGGGGAAACCTATCAGTCTCTTATCCGCACTGGTTCGCCTCTTGATCGCGCGACTAAATCTGGCGATACCAATGTAAAATATTATGCAGGTCAAGTTAAGGACGCTCTAATTGGAGCCCTAAATCGCTCTGCCCCAGCAGAAGTGCAGTCTCAATTGAAGATGACGAATGCACAATATAAGGCAATGAAAACAATTGAGCCTCTAGTTGAAAAATCTCCTACTGGAGATATTAGTCCCGCTCTCTTAATGGGTGCGACTAGAAACTCATATAATAATATGGCCTATGGCGGTGGTGGTGAACTTGGCGATCTTTCGCGTATCGGCCAACGGTTTCTAAAACAAATGCCGCAAAGTGGCACCGAACCAAGGCTGAGCGTTGCGAAACTTCTTAGTCTAGGAGGCGCTGGTGGTGCAGAAACCGCGCTCGCCTTCACCAATCCTATTTTGGCGGCAAAACTCGGAATTATTGGTGGAGGCGCGGCTCTTTCTAAAGGATTGATTAACGCTGGTGCGGGCGCTGCGCTTAGGAGTGATTGGTATGCAAATCGGTTGATAAATTCCGCTTTGTCGCCGTCGCGCGGTTCAAATATTTTGAATACAATCACGAATAGCAGTATACCTTACATTCCGCCGAAGGCTATGCTGCCGAATGCTTTAACTCCAGTGCCGCAATTGCAATATTCTCCTCAAAATTATTTGTAAGTGACCTGTCCAATAAAAGTAAAATATCCAACACGATACCCAAAAAGTTAGCATTCCGATTTCTGGATTAGTCATTAGAACTACCGTTAAGGATAGATTGTGAAAACACTCCGCTATCTTATAGCATTGGCGTTCGTCGCGCTAACCCTCAATGGCGCACATGCGGCTGCGACACTTTTGCCCAATGGCGAACAGTGTTTTCAGGCTCTTGCCCCTACTTCTGGCGGTCCCGGCACTACTGGAACCGGGTTTGTCGGTCTTTTAGGGCCGATTGTAGGCGGTAGCGGAGGGACTTCAGGGACTTACGGCGGCGTAGCCCTTACCGGAGGGTCTGGAACTGGCGTAACGGCAAATATCACGGTTTCCGGCGGTGCCGTTACTGCGGTAGCTATTCTAAATCCTGGTTCTCAGTACGTTGTAGGCGATGTTCTCACTACGGCTTCCGGGAATATCGGCAATGTCACTGGATTTTCCATATCGGTTTCCAGCGTCTATATCAATCAATCTCTAGCCGGTGGTACGGTTACTTACTATTATCCGAACACGACCACGTATAAACAGACGTGGTTTAATTCCGATCAGGCGGCAATTCACCAGAATACAAATCCGGTTCAACTCGATGCCAACGGATGCGCGGTCGTCTACGGTACGGGTTCCTATCGTCAAATCCTGAAGGATTCCCTTGGGAATACGATTTGGGACCAGACCACTACAGACACTTCGGCTTATAATAGCACGTTTTGGGCCGGACTTGCCGCTGGCACTCCCAATGCAATTACCGTCACCGATCCAGGCTTTAATGCCACTGACGGAACGATTATCAATTTCATTGCGATTTCAACTAATACCGGGGCAACGACTTTAACGCCCTCTGGAATTGGTCCTTATTCTATCCTGAAATCCACAACCGCTGGTCCCGTCTCTCTGACTGGCGGGGAAATCGTACAGAACAATGTCATAAGCGTTATTTACAGCGAGAGTAACGCTGCTTTCATTCTACTTAATACCGCAATTCAGTCGCCTTCCGGTTCCTCTGCCCCTCTTTGTGGAGCAGTTGGGTTTGTCGCCATTAATGATACCGGTACTCCCAATACGTCGATTGATATTACCAGTACGAGCGCGCTTACGATTTCCTCGACTGGCCTTGCTCTTAACCGTAGCAATGTTTCTCTGACGCTGAATTTGCAGACCAATGGTATAAACGGTCTGGATACTGGAAGTCTCACAGCCAATACGATCTATAATATCTGGCTAATCGATAACGGCGCGGCGATTGCGAGCCTTGCTTCCACTTCCTATACAGCCCCGACGCTTCCAAGCGGCTATACATATAAATGCCGCGTTGGAACGATCACTTCTACGGCTGGTAGTATTCTTCCCGGCTTTGTCATCCGAGGAAACGCTACGAACATTACAAACTCTGCCATCGTCGTTCATACAGTGACAGGCGGAAACTGCAACGGTGCGAATTATCAAGTCCTGACAATTTCTCAACTACCAATTACGGCAACTCAGGGCATTGGAAACCTTATCGTCATTGCAGGTCAGGTCATTGCAATAAGTCAGACGCAGGCCGTAACGCCTTATCTTGATGGTACAGGTCTATCCGGTTCGGCCTCTCTGAATATTCCATTTATCTTCTCAATTATCACGCCTCAGCAAGTGACATACTGCTCAACTTCAACTTCAAATTCATTTTATGTGAACGGATGGTACGAGTCCGTTAACGTCCATTGAGATAAATCATGCTTAGATTTTTACTCGCGCTATCTCTTATTTTCTGTAGCGGGCAAAGCTATGCCCAATACACAAAGAGCGCGATGCAATCGCAGATCAATAGTACGTTCCCGGACAATTCTGCCGGAGCAATTACGCCTGCCGCCGTCAGGACTTTTCAGACCAACCTTCTTAACTCATATCAACAATATACCGGAGTTAATGCACAGGTTGGAACGTCATATACGTTTGTAGCCGGTGACTATGGGCAGCTTGTCACGTTCACAAATTCAGGAACAGTGAATGTCGCCCTTCCAAAAGCCATCCTCCCGTTCTTTCCGTGGAACGTTTTTGTCCGTAACCTGGGTTCGGGGAATGTCGTTATTACTCCGACGACTTCGACAATTGGTGGTGCGTCTACTCTCACCCTCACGCCTAACCAGCAAGCCTGGATTATCTCTGACGGCACGAATTACCAACTCTGGATCGGCGGTACTCAGGCGGTAAACTGTCCAAGTATGCCTGCCCTCACGGGGGACGTAACGACTACGGCAGGTTCCTGTGTAACGACTGTAGCGGCTATTCAGGGTAATACCGTAAACGGCACGTCCGGAACGGGATTGGTAGCGTTTAACAATTCGCCTACGTTCATTACGCCAACCCTTGGCGTGGCGTCAGCTACCACGGTTAATAAATTAACGATCACTACTCCGGCTTCAGGTTCTACTCTGACCATCCTCAATGGTAAAACATTGACGATTGATAAGTCTCTGGAGTTTGACGGTACAGATTCTACGAAAATGACCTTCCCGGCCACTTCCGCAACCGTGGCCGGATTGGGCATTACTCAGACTTGGACGGCACCGCAGACTTTCACGAATAGCGACTTGTTGATGCTCGGCAGTTCTACGGGCTTCACTACGTTTGCGAGCGCGAATGCCGGTGCGTCTAATTTTACAATCACATTCCCCGCTGCTACGGGAACGGTCGCTCTTGTTTCAGGAGCGAATGTTTCTTCGGTCAGCAACAGCGACGGTACTCTAACAATTTCCCCAACGACTGGGGCGGTTGTCGCATCTATTGCTCTAGGCCACGCAAATGTTTGGACCGGCGCTCAAACCTTCGCAAATACTGATTTTCTTCTGAGAGGAACCAGCACTGGTTCTACTACGCTTAATTCTGGCTTGACCGGAGCGGGGACCAATACTCTTACCCTTCCCATTACAGCGACTGACACCATTGCAGCTTTAGGGACCATTCAGACCTGGACCGCTGCGCAGACCTTTAGCGCGGCGACTACGTTAAACGCTGCCTTAACTTATGGCGGCGTTACTCTTTCAAATTCCGTCACTGGAACCGGGAGTATGGTTCTTAGCGCCAGCCCGACTTTCACTGGGACTATTACAGGCGCTTCGGAATCCCTGACTGGCTCGTTATTGGTTTCTGGAACGTCTGCCCCGACGCTTACCAATGGCAAAGCTGGTATTTATGCTTCAGCCACGAATGGCGCGCTATATTCCGGTCAGGGTTCTACAAACGATGTGAGTTTGGTTAATAGCGCGGGATCGGTTGCAGCAAACGTTCCTACCGGAACGACTAACTTCAATGTTGTTAGCACGCTGACTTTCGGTACTTTGTCTTCAACCAGCCTTGGAACTAGTCCGACGACTGTTACGGGCTTGACGGCTAACAATACTCCGAACGCCTCGAATGACTACGTTCCTTATTATTCCGCATCCGATGGAGCGATTCGTAAAATTACCGTAGGCGCGCTTAACTCCGCTTCGGTCGCTGGTGTTTCCAACATCAACGGATTGACCGGCGGCATAACCATTACTGGTTTAGGCGGTGTGAGTGTCGGCTCTGCCGGTTCTACAGTCACTCTTACCAGCACAGGCAACTTACTCGGCTATCAAACCTTCTGTGCCTCTGGCTGTACTCAGACCATCGCTGGCGGCGGTACTGGTACTTATACGCCCACCTCCGGGACTACTCAGATCATTGCGGCTTGTCATGCAGGCGGCGGTGGCGGCGGTGCGTCTGCCGCTGCAAGCGACATTACGGCAGCTGGTGGAGGTGGTGAAGGCGAGCTGGTAATAAAACACATTACCGGCATTAGCGGTACCTATACTATTGCGATTGGTGCTGGCGGTACGGCTGGTTCTACTGGTCCTACCGCTGGCGGTGCTGGTGGAGATTCTACCTTCGCTACTACAACGCTAGTAGCGAAAGGAGGTTCTGGCGGCGCGGCTAGTACGGCGCAGGGTTCATGGGCTGGGGGGGCTGGTGGTACCGGTGGTACCGGAGATATTAAAATCAAAGGCGCGCGTGGCAATAACGGTCAATCGACAAACAACATTGCGGCCATTGGCCTTTCTATCGCGTTAGGCGGCTTCGGTGGTGGCGAAGGCGGCGGCTCTGGCCAAAATGCAGGTAGCGGCGGAACGATAACAAGTACCGCTGGCGTTATGGGTGGTGGTGGTGGTGGCGCATCATCTCTCGGTGGCGTTGCTGCTAGTGGTCAAGCCGGTGGCGCTGGTTACTGCACCATTCAGGAATTCTCGTAGACAAACTATCTGGAACACAAATGATACCGAACGTCATCGATATTTCTCATCATAATACGATCAATGATTTCTCAGCCTTGAAAGAGGCTGGAATCGTCGGAGTTATTCATAAATGTACGCAAGGTTCAAACTATGCGGACCCGATGTATGAAAGCCGTAGGAAGTTGGCGACGGACGCCGGGTTGCTTTGGGGCGCTTATACTTTCAATACCGGCGATAATGTCATTGCGCAGATTAATGAGTTTCTAGATCACGCGGACGCAGATAATCAAACCTTGATGGCGCTCGACTTTGAAGCAAATCCCACCTCTCAAATGTCTTTAGCGCAGGCGTCTACATTCCTCCATGAGGCCGATATTAGGCTTGGGAGAAAGTTGGTTTTATATAGTGGCAATCGCGTCAAGGATATTCTGGGGCACAATGTAGATTCATTTCTAGGGTCGCATCGTCTTTGGTTACCGCAATACGGACCTGTAGCAGTCACTCAGAGAAGTTGGGTTAAGCCTTGGTTATGGCAGTTCTCCGAAACTGGGAAACTCCCCGGCACTGACGGGATGATTGACTTCAATTTCTATAACGGAACGACGCAGCAACTAACTTCGGAATGGGCCTCTTAAACAGGAGATTATGGTGAACCTCACTCGCGGGCAACTCTTTAGCATTGCTATCGTTATCGTAGGCGTTCTAGGCGCATCGACTGCGCAACTTAACGAACTATTTGGGCCAGCAATTACCAAGGATATTGTTTCAGCATCGACTTTGCTGACAAGCCTTCTCGCTGGCATTAACGCATTGCTAGGTGGTCAGGGAGCCCAGATCGCGGCAGTTCAGGCTATGCCTGGAGTTGAGAAGATTGTCGTTAACGAACAGGCTAATGCAACACTTGCCACGATGGCCGTTGCACCTGAGAATGCAAAGATTGAAGCCACGCCTGCGGCTGAAGCCGCCGTTACTGCAACCGCAAAGGCCGCGTCATGAAACATATTACTCCGCTTATTCTGCTTGCCGTACTCTTGGCGGGTTGTTCCACTACTTCATCGACTAACTTCCAGAATGGTGTGAACAATTTCACCAACGATGTTACGGCAGTTGACGGCGCAATCGCGAAAGTCAGCACTACTCTTTATAACAACTGTACGAGCATTCAGGGTGTAGCATCGTCCTTGAGTGATATTGTCGGTAGTTCAAACTCGGTTGGTCAAGGATTGGTTGCGGCGAACGCTGCACTTAATTCCTACTGTGCTAATGCACAGGCCGTAAATGACATTACTTCCGCCATCAATGCCACGTCGGCTGCTTACAAATCGGCATCCGCTGCGCTCAAAGCTGCAAAGGCTGGTAACTAATGAGCGCCATAGGAACCATTCTAAGCGGTCTTAGTTATGTGGCCTCGATTGCCTACCCTCCGGCTGCCCCGGTAATTGCATTTCTGCAAAACATCGAACCCTATGCAGAAACCGCACTCCCTTTGATTAAGGAGGCCATTACCGAAGGCCCGGCGGCGTTCACGGCGGCAAAGAAAGCCGCTCCGGACTTGTTTGCACAGCTAAGCACACTTGCTTCTGTGCTTAAACAAAATGCCGGTAATACCGATCCAGTAACAGACCAACAGCTAGCTAATATAACGTCTCATATCGTCGGGATTGATCCTCCGGGATGGACTAACGATGAAACCGAGCGTTGGTGGGCGCGGGCGCAAGGCGTCCCTTGAATGCTCGATCTAAAGGACTTTGAACAAGGCCCGCTCTCGAAGGTCGAAGGACAGCAACATAGGCTGTTATGGGCGAAGCATTTGTTTGGGTACGAACAAAGAAAGGCATGGGTTCTGTGGGCGAAGATTGCAGGTGGGCTATTGACAATGGCGGGAACGGGATCGGCGTTATGGACGTTCCTCTTTCACGGGACAACGCCATGATCCACAACCCGCCTTATCGTTTGTTCGGATATGAATTAGCGGCGTGCCACGGCATTCCAGCTATCGTTATGATATTGAGTTCTATCATTCTCTCGGCTGTCATCATTGAATGCGCTTCTCAGTATGTAAAGCCCGTGACTTTGGATTCGATTTGGGTTGAGCCTCGCACAGTATCAGCCGCGTCAATTATGGCTCAGACGGAAGACAAAGGAGCCGTACAGCTTCATAAGTCCGGAATGTGGTCCAGGCTTTGCAATGTCACTGCAAAACAGACGTTCATTGATGAACGCGGTGGCACACTTATGCAAGGCGAATATCACTCTGTAGATACCCCTCCGCATTCAGGAAGGTTTGCTAATAAATTCCGCGACTTGCAAATTCCCAAACTCCTAGCCCATCAACCTGGGGTATGGAGGATCAAGATCGAGAATGTCGGTATTTGCAATTGGTTTGAGAAGTTCATGCCTATTACAGGTATGACGGCAGAAGCTACGTTTGAGATTATCCCATGACTGCGGGAGAGGGGGCGCAGCTAATCACATCGCTCGCAACCCTCTTGGGTGTTATCGGTAGTACGTTGATTTCATACCGCAATGGGAGAAAGACTGACGCTGTGGTTTCTAAAGTTGAAACGGTTGTTCGCGCTACTGACGGCATGAAAACCGAGCTAGTGAATCTAACCGCAAAATCCTCAAAGGCTGAAGGCGTTCTACAAGGCCGCGCTGAAGTACATGAAGAACTAGGCGCGAAATGACATGCGCGAAAAGTTCTACTGCCAATCGACCGGTCCTAATAACGGCATAAACCGCGCTATTTTCGTTCGCGACAACTACAAAAACACTGGCTCACAGCCTGAAATCATGTCTGTAAACACCACGACAGACGTATTTATTCAGGGGGCTACTTACATGGTGGAGATAACTCTTTTTTCCACTCCCGGCTCTAATGGCAGGGAACCGCACGGCGGCTAGCGCGTTATTTGGTTTCTACCCACAGAGAAAACCATGCGCAGTCTTATCGCGTTCATACGGCGACAGTATAGCTTTGACGCCGATATACGTGGAATGCTGCAACAAATCCTAACCAATCAGGAGGCTACATTGGCCGCTATCGACACCCTCAAGACCGACATTGCTGCGCTAATCTCGGAAGCCGTTTCTGACATTACCGCTGCCGTTACGGCAGCGCAGGCTGCCAGCAACGATCCTGCGATTGACACTCTCGACAAACAGGTAACGGCTGCCACTGCGACATTGAAAAGTGACTTTGCCGCATTGTCTGGTACGCCAGTCCCTCCGACAACGCCGTAACCATGGGCCTCATACTAATCATCGTCGTTGTGATCCTATTATTCGGTGGATTAGCCCCTTGGGGTTCGTTCGGCGGACCGGGACACTTTTACGGCACTGGTTATTATGGCGGTGGCGGAATTGGTCTAATCCTAGTCGTCTTGATTATTCTGATTTTGCTAGGGCACATTTAGTCGTAACAATGTGTTAACAGTCAAAGGCCGTCCCTTGCGGGGCGGCTTTTTGCTATTTGATCTAAGCCGTGCCATACTTTGTTGGATCAACCATTGCTTAATTTGCGACGGAACAGCGGAATGCCTTGAATTGGATTCTTGTACTGCTTGGCATCTTTCACAAATTGCTGCGCCAGTTCGTAAGGATCATCTTTTCCATCTTCTGGGCCGTCCATCGCCCTCAAGGAAAGTTGTGCAAAATGCTGCAAAATGTCTGGATAGTTAAACCCGGCTTCGCCGTCAATCTCTCGAAGTTTGCTGTAGTAATGGTCAAAATATTCGACCGTCCTTTTGTTGCGAAGCGTGAGCGGCCTAAAACGGCCCTTGAGCCGACCAGATGTATTAAATGATCCGTCCGAAAATTCCTCAAAGTGATCCATCCTCACGATCTGCCCAATCGCCAAATCAAAGACGACCCAATCGCCAACTTTCCAGTCCATTTCGTCAGTCTCCCTACCGCAGGTTAAGCAGATAACCGAGTTGCTGGTAATACTCACCAGACCCCTTAGTGAGACGAATGTGCACGAGGTCGTCAATAATCTTGTTCGGCCAGCCATCTGGTTCATCTGGGTTGCAGCCGAGCGACTGCGCCATATAGCGGCGGCGCTGATCTTCTGACAGGTTGCCAAATCTATCCATGCTCGGTACTCCATTGTTACGGCGCATCATTGCGCCGCAATCGAAAAAATTGATGGACTGCAAAACCGCCAGTAATAATTCCGCCAACAAAACGGTTCATGCCTGAAAGGTATATCGCCGCCGCCATCACTGCTCCGAACGCGCTGGCCGCACACAAATCAAATATAAAATTCCATGTGTGTTGTGGCAATCTGATCGGCGGCACGCTCGGCCTCACTTATGGATTTTCGGATTTCTATTTTCGATATTTGCAAAGTTCGATGATAGCAATATCTAAGTCTGCCAACACTGCCTCTTGATCCACACCAGACAGGATCAATCCAGGTAGATCATCAGACCAAACCCGTAGGCCGCCATCCTCGCGAGGGGCAAGAGTAATTTTTATTTCGCGATCTATAATCACGCTCGGCGTTCTCCTTTGTTTCGAGAATGTCTATTTATAGCCGCTTGACAGGAAGGTCAAGAGAATTGTAACGTGTTTCACATGACAACAAAAAATAGAGACTGGAAAGCTAAGCTAACCGCTTCTGATAAAAGAGATTTGATACGCCTAGAAAGGCGCATTAAATTGCTTTCGGAAAAAATGATCCTATTGCGGGCCAAGCGGTTACGCATTCAGAATAGAGCTACAGTGAGGGCTGGTCGGTGAGTGTATATTTTATCCAATATGGCGAAAGCGGGCCAATAAAGATTGGATATTCCAACAATCCTTTCGAGAGAATTAAGGTGTTGCAATCAAACGCGGTCGCACACCAATTAAAGCTTTTGGCAATTATGGACGGTTCTCGATTTGAAGAATCGGCAATGCATTTAAGATTTAGAGAATTTCACCTGACTAGAGAATTATTTTCTCCCGGCCTCCAACTGATGGAGTTTATTGTTTCTCTTGGCATACCATCGCGTAATTTTGCCGGTTGGCGGCCAGTTAGTAGGTTAAATGCAAAGGATAAGACATTAAAAATTAGGTTGAGCGCCGAGCTTGATAATCAGCTTATCATTGCGGCGCGGGCTGCTGGGGTCACTGTGTCGGATATAATACGAGTGGCTTATAAAACTCGCTTCCATGTCGGAAGTAGCCCGTCTATCTTACGAGTGGCTGTTCAAAACCTTTATGTTTGACCTAGCGGTCATAATTCTGTAGTCTGATCGTCTTGAATTTTTCCAGCGCTTTGGAGGTAGCGCCGACTACGCCATTAAACCCGACTAGGAGAGACACCAATGCCACTTAAGACATTGGCGGCCTTGATAGCCGCTTTTTGCATCGTAGCCGTTTCTACCCAAGCCGAAGCCAAACATCGCCACCACGCAAGTCATAAGCACTACACCCGTGCCGTCCAAAATAAAGCCCGTACAGCGGTTATTTTTGACACCGCAGCCATTCCTGCCTACGGCGACAATCAAACCTATACACGGCCTTCTCCTATGGGCAGGAACATCATTGCGCCGGTTAGAAGCTATGATTTTGCCGAAGGTGTAATAGGTGGCCGTCCGTCAGGGTGCCCCGTGGCCTATTGTGGTTGCTCTGCCAGCATCAAGGTATTTGGCCGGATCATCCCGGAATTAAACCTAGCTGCAAACTGGCGGCGCTTCCCATCGACTTCCCCAGCCCCAGGCATGGCAGCTTGGAGATGGCATCATGTTTTCATCATCGAATCCGTAAACGGCGACGGCACGGTAGTAGCTCACGATGGAAACTCAGGGCGTGGATTAACCCGCCTTCACACGGTTTCCCTTCGGGGCTATCATGTAGTCAATCCAAACGGCAGCCATATCGCGCTTAACCAAGGACGACGCCTATGAGAGTATTCGCAGCAATCATTCTCTGCCTCACCCTAGCCAGTTGCGTTGACGGCCAGAGCGGCAAGTTCTTCATCTGCGGCGTAACCACGACCTGCAAATGATAGACCCATTCGTATTGGGCGGCATCGTCGGCGCGTTCATTCTAATCGCATTGCTCTGCGCAATCGATCCAGATTATGCGGAAATCGAGACGCCATGGGATGATCAGATTAGGGGGTAGCATTCTTCGCTCAAGAAACGGCCTCACTTTATGAGGCCGAATCCGTGAAGCACAAACGCCGCGCCTATTGCAAAGAAGGTTAGACCGACGAGGTGTTGTTCAATCCAGCGCATATGCTCACCGTTAATGTTCAACCGGCGCTGTGAAATGATCGTGCGTGAACATAGTCTTGATATTGGCGGCAGCATGATTCTTAGAAATGCCTATTGATTTACAAACAACCACAAAAGCATTTGCTAGGATGGATAACTGCTCTTGCTCGTCATCTGTCATTTCGCAGACTGAACGGATGATGCCGTTTATATTTTCATTTGTGACGCAATCACCGTTCGGCATCTTCTTTGTCCTTTTTCATGCTCTGTTGGCGCTTTAATTTGCCATTCTGAATAACGCTTACGTGCTGGTATGAAATACCGAATATAACACCTATCTCACGCTGATTCAGATAGTCCTTAAGAACGCAAATTTCTCGCAATTCGTTATCGGTTAGCGTACCGTATTTAGTCCATCGTTTCTTTGTCAGCGTCCCGTCTCTGTGGCGGTCCATTAAGTTTTGGCGCGGCGTTTTCCAGCTAAGATGGTCAGGATTTACACAAGAACGATCCTTGCAGGAATGTGCAGCGACAAGGCCCTTTATCGGCGGATTTCCGTGCGCCAACTCGCACATAATGCGATGAGCCTTATAAACCTTTCCATTGATGCCAAGATGGCCATAGCCATTCCAATTACCACCATGAGGCCATGGTATGCATTCTTCCCCCTTGTGGCCAACCAAAGACTGGAGCCACAGGTATTGCTCGCCATGCCCCGCATCACTTCTGCTCATTTGATACTTTCTGCTGATCTATGGCCTTGAACCACACGCGCTCGAACGAACACCCACAGCACCATGACCGAATCTCATGGAGAGGATGATCCTCGTCTATTGGTTGGACCGTGATCCGACCACAGGCAACGCACTTGAATTGTCCTTCCCGGCGTGAAGTCATTTGTACCTAAATATGCTGCACAAAATTAGCAGCGATCACAGCCGCGCCGAACAAAAATAGCCACAGCAAAGGGTTGTTCATTAGCGTTCCCTACCTAGAAACAATCTTGGTTTTGATCGGTCGGCGGCGAGCATTCCACGGCGCAACTCGGATGGTTTGGAAGATGCTAGAGTGGCGTGATTGTACGTGCCAGAGGAACGGCGACATTTTCGGAATTTTACGCCGCCAATTCGGGCCGTAATTTGGAACGATCATTTCAATTCTCCGCTATTGACGACACGATAAGCATCTCAATCCTTCGGCTTGTCGAGCGCAGCAAGCCGACGCTCCACGTCTCGCAGATCGACCCTCACCTCAATCAGTTGGTCAACAAGCTTGTCGCGTTCAGCAATTGCCAAAGCGAAGTCGCATTCGAGTTTAGCTTTTTCGTCGCGGAGTAGTTTCCCGATATCCATCTTCGATCTCGTGTCCTAGTGATTTAAGCCATTCCAATATAGCAGTTTGATTTTCGTGGATCAGCTTCAATTCCTCTTTCGTAAGAGGCTCGGGGTAATTCGGTAGCGATCTATCTACGTATGCCATGCGCTGCGGCATTTGAGGCATGTTACAAAATTTGCCTTCCGATAGCGCCACGACTGGCAGAGTAGCCGATGTGACCTGCGGTGAGCTATCCAGCACCAAAAAATCCTCACTGCATCCTCCAATTCAGTGACAGTCTCTAGTCATCAAGGCTAGATATTCAAACCAGGGTTAAGATCGCGCACTGCTGCCTCTAACTTCTCGACTCGCTCAGTAAGTGAGATTCCGCGTACCTCACCAATGTCGGGAGTAAGCTCGTACCCAACGTTGGCGGCTATCGCTTGGGCAAACTCGAATTGTGCCTCGCACGATAGTTTGAGGATTACATCGAGCATTTGCTTTTCGCCGTGCGTTAAGATCATTTCGCAACCTCTATCCTTTGCTGCACTTCAACGTCGCTAAGGCGCTTCACGAACTTCGTCGTTTTGCTTCCGAACCGTGTCCCAATATTCGAACTTACCGGTCACGACTGGCGGCTCCCATTTTTGAACGCGATCTCGAATGAAAGCCGCGTGCATGTGCGCGTGATACGCTTCCGGCACCCACTGCTTACAAGTCGGGCATTTCCATTCCTTGGCCATTGGCCACCCCTCAAGAAACTGCATTTCCGGGAAGCTCAAAAAACGGCGTTTCATCGGGCCGCTTAGTGCAGGCAATGCCTGACCCAATAGCGCCGTAGGTCGGCCCATTGTAGCTGTAGACGACCGCGCCTTTTTTCATGTCCTTATCGAGCCAAGGACATTCCGACTTCGGTACATCTCGAATGAGTTTCAATTCCATGTCCTTTACCTCTCCTGACCATCACTTATTTTTGCGTTCTGCGATGCAGATAGTGTCGTTGTGACCGCCGCCATGTGCGACAAGCATCGTCTCGATCAGCTCGTACCCGCGTCCGATGCCCATGCCGGCAGATTGCCAGCCGAACGAAAGGACAATCCCACCAGGGAGCATGATCTTGTCGAGCGCATCGCGGGTGCGTTTGTAGAGCCGCCCGTTCTGCGTATCCTCTGCGGTCACGGGTAGGCCAGCGGCCTTGTAGTGTTCGGAAACCTGCCTTGGGGAATATGGCGGATCGAACAGGGCGAGGTCGGCGCGGATGCCACTGGCAGCCAGATCGGCGAGGAAGGCTTCTGCGTCCTGGTGCGACTGCGCAGAGGTCGTCGGGTTGATGTCGTTGGTGTGGGTCGCCCAGTCCCGGTTACGGGCGAACGGATCGACGCTAACGGTCGCCTTCGCCATGTAGCCGCGCACGAAGTCACCAATCGGCTTGATCCCGAAAGTCTCGGCGCTCGGCATGGCGAAGTGTCGGCTAAAGGCGATATTCATTAGCATTTCTCTGTGTTTTATGATCACGATTATTCAGCACCGTTCAGCATCACTCGCATCCCGGCAAAAACCCACCAGGTTGCGAACAGCCACCACATCCAAATGTGGTCGTTCGCGAACATTACCTGCGGCTCGCTCCCTACGGCTTTTGCAGCGCAGTCGATACCAACAATCACGCAGGCTATGGTGGCGGTTAAGCGCATCTATCCAGTCCCCTTTCGGCCCATAAACCTCACCGGCCAGCTTTTGCCGTTTCCAGCCGCGCGATAGCCTCGGCCTCGGTGCGTTCCAGAACCGGCGAAAGCTTCTTGTTCATGGCGCGCGTTTTGGCGTGCAGGCCGACGAGATAGGTCAGGTCTTCAATCGAATGCATATTGCGTTCGGATTCCGTGTTTTGGTCTTTGTTAACATGCGTCATGTTCGCAACTCCTTGATATTGTTGGATGCAACACACTGAATCATTTTGAGTTTCTTTGCACCATATTAGCGCTAGCGGCTGTAGCCCCAGGTCACGGTCGCCGTGATCCCGAGCGCACAAAGCCAATAGAAAGAATCCACCCAGCCGCCGCTAAGCGCCCAGCGCCCTACGTTCACGGCATAAAGCGTCATGATGACGTAGTTGAATATCTTGGGGTCAAATAGCAGGCTCAAAACATGGCCTCCTGCTTGACGGGCTTGGGCGGCTCTACGAACATATCCGGCTGGGTCATCGCCTCGGCAATTCGCTTGCAGGCAATGTCAAAGTATTTGGGCGAGCGTTCGATGCCGATGAAGTGCCGCCCCATTTTGACGGCTGCCACCCCAGTAGACCCCGATCCCATGTAAGGGTCCAGAATGGTCATAGCGGCGTCCGGTAGCCAGCTAATGCACCAGCGCATTACCTCGATAGGCTTCTGCGTCGGGTGTAGCTTCCCGCCGTCCATATTCATCGGACGGAACACTATGCGGCGCGCGACCATGTCCAAGTTGGTCCACGCCATTTCAAAGTCAGCAAAATCCCGGCCCGCGTTGTTCTTGTCCCATACTAGCGGGGCGCGGCTCGGCGGCAGGATGAAGTAATTCCCGCCCCAGACGATGGACGGGACTTCCATCGGGACAAGCCACGCCAGATCGGCGGCCTCGTTGTCCCACGTTTCGCCGCCATGCCCTCGGCTGATGGATAGCCGATTGCTCTTATTGATACCGATCCCATAGGGCGGGTCCGTCACGACCGCATCCACCCTCGGCAGAGTCGGCATGATTTCCCGACAGTCCCCCAAGTAGAGGGTGACGCCTTCGGCTATGGTTTCAATTCGGCTCAAAATTCATTATCCATAATGAGAGAAGAAGGCTAGCGGCTCACTTAAAGACCACTTTCGTGCCGATGCCAGTTTCAGGATCAATGCGCCATGCGACGCCATTTTCATCGGCAGCCACGAACGGACCACCTGAGCCCAGAAGTTGTCCTGCATAAAAAGTAGGAATGTTCTTGGTCGGTTCCGGCTTGGTCTTCTTAGTCATCTTCTGTCTCCTAGTTTGTGATTGTTGATGGCTTATCTAGAGTCTTGATTTTCACCGCGCCTGCGAAGCGATGCTGGTGACATTCCAGGCGGCACCGGATCGTGCTTGCTGTCCTGCCAGTACCGAACGCCAGCCCGAGTAAGGCCAAACCGTTTTCCAAGTTCAGCGGCAGTAATGATGCCCTTGCTGGCGCGCATTTCCGCGACTTGGGCGGCAGTTATCTTCGTCCTATTGCCGCGTCCGCCGCCCGCGTTGCCGTGCAGTTTTTTGTCAGCCTCGTTCTCTGCCTGCGTTTTCCAAGAAAGATGTTTCGGGTGGACGCAGCCACCATGTCCATTGCCGCAAGAATGAGCCGCGACGTGCGCGTCAGAGGGTGCTTCGCCGTTCGCAAGCTCACACATTACGCGGTTAGCTTTGCGGATATCCTGGACCGGGTTTCCGACCGCCACCATGCCGTAGCCCTCGCCATTGCGAGAGAACGGCCAAACAAGACAATCAGTCCCATCCCATGACTTGTGCGCGACAAGCCACCCGAAGGATGTTTGTTTGCCCAGGTATTCTAGTTTGGCGTTGAATGGCATTTCGTTAGCCTGTTCTGGCGGTCAATGTCGTTTACTTAGCGCGGCCCTTCTTCGCCGCCTCCAAAAGGCCCTTTAAGACATAGTGAGGCACCTTCACGGAAGCGGAGTTGTTGCCATTCGACGAAATAGTGATGTCGGTCGAGGACGGAAAGTTTGAAGCCGCTACGTCGATGACGCCCTGGATTGCTTGCTCAATTCTTTGGTCGTCCATTTGCTATCCTTTCTCGGGCGTTAGCGGCGGCGAGCCAATTCGAGAAGCCGTTCAATCTCGTCGGCTTCCCGTCGAAGGTGCGCGGCCTGTTTTTCCAGTTCGTCGGCAAGCTTGTGCTTTTCTAGAACGGTCGCCTTGTCCCGGATGATGCGTTCGCCAAGTTCGTCCATGTCCAGCCCCTTTGTCAGTCGTTAATCGCGGTCTTTTTCGTAGGCTTCGCGCAGAGCGTCAGCGATGTTCTTTTCGAGCATCTTCCATTGCTGCATCTGTGAAAGCACAGCAGCACCGCCGACAAGGACCAACGCCTTATCTTCAATCCAACGATCAATCAGGATCGAGCCCTTCCAGCGTCTCATTTGGTTGCCCTGTTCTGTCAACAATAGCGGCGATTAAGCCGGCTCGTATGTCGCGGCGAAGATGTCGGGCTTACAGGGGTAAATTTCACCCTTCACGCCACGGATGATCCAGTCGCCCGGATCAGCCCGCATTTCACCTTCCAGCGTCTTGATAAAATAAACCGGCATCCCGCCGCTGCCTCTTATCGACTTACCCAACTCGTCGGTGAACCATTTTGGGCATCCGCCCAGGTCAGGCTGATTGAGCCATGCTTCTATGACTACCGGCTTCTTCCTAAACATCGGCATTTGGTGTCCTTTATTCCGTATCAATGCTGATGATCGCGGTACGCTTGGCATCCGGGGCAAAGCTTTGAAGGCTGATCGGCGTAGCCCTTCCCGCACCCGTCACAAACTGGCGGCATCTTAAATTTCTGCTCCAGTGGACACTCAAAGTAGACGCAGCACTGTTCATCCATGACCTCGGCGCGGCTCATATTGCAGGCGCACTTTTCGCACCAATGAAGCTGTTCTAGGTCCATATCGGCCTTATCCCTTATGTCCCGACTGCGCTAACGAAGCGCGCGGCGTCCATCCTCGGTCAAAGCAGCTTCGCCAGCCATCGGATCAAAGGTAATCATCCCCTTGTCCTGGAGCTTGGTGAGCGTCTTGAGAATGGTTTTCGACCGCACCGCATTGCTGACGAGTTTGGAAAGATTTTCCATCGCGTATATTTCTTCTTTGTTCAGGTCAGGCATTGATTGGTTGCTCCTGTCACTATCCTTGACTCGTTGAAAAGGCTAGAATCCCTTCCAGCCACATTCCCTTGTTTTACCCCCTCAATATGCCGCCTAGTTGAACGTCTGTCAACCCTTATTTCTGACTATTTCGCACATTTTTTCGAGGTAATTTCTGGCCTCCCAAAGCCTTTCAGCCACCAATAATGGGTCTATCCCCCAGCTAGCCCAAAATTCTTCCTCAGACATTTTATGTTGTGCGTCAGGCGAATCAAGGTGATGCCATTGACAGAGCGGAAGACTAAATTTGTCATGTGGTTTTGATCCTACTCCTGGATTAACCTTCCCATATTTAGCTGACGAGAAACGAAGGTGCGCACATTGTGCTGGGGCATTACAGCCTGGAATTATACAACCGCAGTCCCGTACTTTCTGCCGATACTCCGGAAACTTCTTTTGGTTCTTGTCGAACCTTGACCGCGTTGCCGTCTTGTCGAGGCGCGGGAATATCTGGCGCGGTATGTCCGTCATGGCCTTATGGTCTTGTAAAGGATCACGCACCCACCATTGCAGATATTTCCGCTCGGAGATTGCCTTCATCTAGGCCGGGAATGATCTCGGTTATGGTCACATATACCATGCGGTCTAGAACGCGCTTGAATGCATCTTGACTTAGCGATGCAAACGCAATTGACTTCGGAATGATAGCTACCTGTTGAGTGCGCGGGTCTTGAAGCATCTTGACGTGCCGCGCCTTTATTTTAAGCCAATCCATCGCATCTTCGGAATCATGCAGGAAGTCGCACGACGCAGCAACCTTAGATGCGAGTGCCCAAGCTAGTCTAAACTGACGTATGTTGCGGGGTGAGCGCACTGTCACCAACACGTCCTTTTTGCAAGATACCTTCTGCAAGTCCTCCTCAGAAATAGGGTCAACCGGGGCTAGCCGGTTGCCCTCTCTGCGCATGGCAATCTCAAGGCTCAAGTCGCGCCTCATGCTTACGGTAAATAGCTTCTGCGGCTTCCCTATCAGGCGGGAAAGCGCCGTCAAGACGCGGTAGGCATTCGGACTCCCAAACGTCTCCCAGGTCGTAAGCCTCATTCACTTCGCTTAGCCGCGTCTCAATCCATTTCAGCAACTCGTCCGGCGTCTGAGTTGACGCTACAACTTCAACCAGTTTAGGTTCCTCAGAAACGTCAAACCGCGATGATTCAATGGTCATCGGCGCGGGCGGTTCTTCGTCGCGTGGCGTAATATCCTTAACTGGTACAATATCCTGTGCTTCCTCCGCGATGTGAAGTCCCCTGAGAACGTCAGAGAACCCGTCACGCAAGGAAAAGCCACGGGCACGCATTTGTAGCATTCGTTTAAGATATTGCGTCCATGGGCCAGCCTTTCCAAAAAGCTGCGCTTTCTTGGCGTCAGCAATCGAAAATTCGCCGTGTTTAATTTCCTTATCGCCCTTTCGTTTAGCCTCGCAAATGGCTTTCAATGTGCCGTTGGCTTCGTCGCCTTCAAACCATTCCTTATGCCATTCCATAAGGCCGGAACCCTGGACAAGCCCAAGCGCACCATCGCCAAAAATAGACGGGCGACCGTTTATAGATGCGATTGATTGGAGCGCCATCATTGGCGTCATGCCAACTTCCATGCCGTGCATGATAACAATCATCGCCTTTTCGGGCGTGTCTATTCCCTTGGGGGCCATGCCTGATTTGTAAACCGCATTGGCAATGCGGAAGGCGGATTCAAAATCATTCGGAACAATAGCCTTAACGGCATTGCCGCTTTGGATTGCTGGCAGCTTTGGATTTTCCATAGGAACTACGCTCATGTGTTTTTTACCCTTTCCTCTATTTTAACGCCCGGCACGTCGAAGTTTTTATCAACGGCACGCTGCGCCAATTTAAGCATAAGTTCTTTCAACTCGACATGAGTTTTTAAGAAACCGAATAGTTCGTTCCAATCTGTTATTTCTGTGACGGTCTTAACAATCTTGTTTGACGCAGCGCGGCCATATGCACCTTTCGTAACGGTAGGTTGGAATGCCGGGGCCGGTTCTGGCATTGGCGGCGGCGTAAATACCGGAGTGGGCTTGCCTTCTTCTTCCGCCTTGCGTGTGGCTTCGGCAGCTTCGCGCTCGATCCTCTCGCGTTCCTCACGGATTTTTCGTTCGGATTCCTGTGCCTTACGCAATTCAGCCGTATCGTAGGCGTCCATTGCATCGCGAACCTGCTTAGCAAAGGCTTCGGCCTCTTTTGCTAATGGCAAGTAGGTATTGTCGATTTCCTTCACTTGCTCCCAAAGTGGGTCTTTGATTTTCTTATGCGTTTTCTTGGCCTGTCCAGCTAATTCTAGAAGCCTGGAACGCAGGGATTGCGCCTTAGCCTTGGTTTCTTCGTCCACTATCTTGTCATATTGTCCGATACCAGCGGCGGCAGCATCAATCTGGCGCTTGATGGATTCAGCTTCGGTTTCCTCTGGCGGGTTATTGTGACCCTTCCCATTCGGCTGGATTGAGGCGTCCATATCGGGCCAATTGCCGGTATCTTGTTTGGCCTTGTAAGCCTCGTATTGGACCGGCTCTTTGCTTGCGAAAGGCCATATTTCAAGAGCACGTTGCTCTGGAACGTCTTTACCGTCCACCTTACAGCGCAGCGCGTTGTCGTGCGAATCGTGCCAATAAACTACCGCTTGGGCTTGTTCGCCCTTGCATCTGTTACGGTAATATCCCGCCTTCGGTTCGCCTTCGTGAATGTCACCCCGCACACCCTGCAAGGCATTCCGCCACCATTGGAACTGATCGGTCATTTTACATCCTCTGTTGAAAGGCACTCCGGGCGCGGACAAGGGGGGAACTCACCGCGCCCGGAGGTTCCACGGCAGCGGCAGGGGCCGCGCACTGTGAAACGTTATTGTTTGGCCTTAAGCCGTTTGCGTTCGTCGCGCATTTCAGCCTTGATCTGCAACGTGCGGACCTTGGCTAATTTGTTGACGAGAACGGCAGTTGATTGCCGAGCGCTGGTCTTGATGCGGATAGCGCCTTGAATGTCCGCGATCCTGGCTTCGTAGTCCATGTTATTCCCCTTTATTCTTTTGCAAATGTTAGCGAGCAGTATCCCGGCTCGCTATGCATGTTTCGCCAACTTCCTGAATGCCGCGACGGAACGCAGCCATTATCTCTATCTCGGTTAGTTTCTCCCCTTCGCCCAAGAGTCGGGACGCTTCACGTAGGTGAGAAATTGCCTCCTTAAAGTTTTCCAAGCTAATCATGATAATTCCCCTTTGTTTGCTTATGCGTGTAAAAGATTAGCGCGACCCAAGCCGCTCGTAGCATTCCATCGACTTGACGTTGCACCATTCCGATTTATTGCGTTCCGGTATGGTGAAGTACAGGACCGTCAGGAACACGCCAGCGCAGAACAGGCAGGCCAGGAGCCGGAGGGTTTCGATCAGGACGATGCGAGGGTTCATGTGCGACCCTCAGCCTTGGCGATAGCAGCGTCGATCTGGGTTAGATCAAAGTGAATTTTTTTGTCCGGAGTCGGCGTGCGATCATAAATTACTTTCACATATAACCGCGCTTGTTTAAGTTCCGTGAGAAGGGCCGGCGCGGCGGCGATCAGGCGCGCGTTGTCTTTTCCCTTCCCGGCTGGTGACCCAATGCCACCCCAACGGACAACACAACCGACCGCACCTGGAATACCCGCGTCTTTTGGCGCATTGATAGCATATGCGTATCCTTGTTTAGAATACTTAACCTCCCACGGCCCTGGTGTATGTGTCATTGTATTTCCCCTTGTTCCTTAAGCACCCGGTTAGCGGCTTCCAGGAACGAACATGAGGTTCGCCGGATCGTTGTTGCGCGGATTGCCGTCTAGATGATGGACGGCGACATGCTCGTAGCAGGGAGGTTTTAGGTTGGCCTCAAAGGCAGCGGAGGCCGCTTTCATTTCCGCAAAGTCGCGCTCGATACGGCGGATGATTTCAAGCATTTGCCCGCAGAGCGCAGAGGCTTCCTCTGCTTGGGTATGGGAGAGGCTGTTCACTTGTAATCCCCCTCGTTGCAAGGGCCTACCCAACGCTGATCGCCATCATTGCCAAGATCGAAGGACGGCGAACTGAAACGAACGGCTTTGGCGAAGGGGCCAAACTCATCGTTTTCATCAAGCCATTTATCTTTGGAAGGTGAATAGATCGCGTAAAAAGTGTCGGTCATTTGTGTTCCCCTTGATTGAATTTATGTGTCAGGCACGGGCCAGAAAGCTAACCGCTACATTGCGCGGCACCATCGGGCCTGACCACGATCCTTCAAGACGATAGGATAAGACCCCATCCACACTGAAGACCGAAAGCCACTTTCCAGCGAACAGCTTGTGTGCGCCATCGGTCTTAGCTGCGGCCTCCTTCTCCATACCGGAGAGAATGTTATTGGCCTCTGATTTATCACAGTCTGGGCGGCGGTAGTATTCCGGTTCGTAAGCGTGTGTCATGTTCTTTCCCCTTGATGACCTTACCGTACAGCCTAGTTGAATGCCTGTCAACCATTATTGTGTATTATTTTATGGGATTGGAAACCTAGCGGTCAATTGTCGCTGCGAAGGCTATGTGTTGCGGTACCTGGATTAACTGCTTCTAGTTTTCGTCTCTTTAGAAAGGTCCAGACACTTTTATATGTATTGCGCGGATCGCCTAAGGTAGCTGCGATTTGTCGGGCGTTTAGACCGCTTGCATGCATGGCAGTTACAGTTTCGTACCACTCTTGAGGTTTTTTCCCACGGCTAATCATAGTATTAGAAAAATCACATTTGCAGGCAGGATTAGCACAGCGCATTCGACAATTACGCGCGGTTTTGTAGAACTTAGAATCTCCGCAAATTGGACAACTTATTTATTCTAACCCATTATCACAAGGGTAACCGAGCCTCTTGAGTTCTGCGGCATCAATAAATGGAGGCGAAAGATTTTGACCTGTCCTTAGATTCATAGACGGAGGACGGCCAAACATGCGGTTCATAGTCTCTTTCATTCTTCGTTCCGTTTCATCCCCAGGAAAATAATCGTCTGGGCTTTCTTTATGCAACTCATCACTCAGATCATTTAAGCCGCGAATAAATTCGTTGGCGCTACTTTTGGTTGTCATTCGATTTCTCCCGTTTCTAGGCAAAACACTCGCATATTTTATCGAGCAATTCTTCCAGTGCGCATTCAATTTGAATTGCTGGAAGGTCTGTTAATTTCATTAACTCGGCATGGCCACGATCTGGTTCTAAAAGAAAATCCAACATTGTTGCTGCCGCTATTCCGAACTGCGTCGTAAATTGCTTACGGCGTCGGATAGCGTCCCACTGGCGCTCACTCAACTCGCTGCTCTGGTATTGACTTGGTGAGGATTGCGACCAGTCAATAGAAGTGCTTGGCTGAAGTACTGCCGCCTCGCGGTCCCACTGCCAACGCCGCCCCGCATGGAAATGCCCATGTGCTATTTTTCTAGCAATAAGCATTTGCAACAGAATGTCGCGGGAGGCTGATGCCGTTTGCATCGGCTCCAATACATGGCCTGGGGTTTCAAGGCGGACCTTCTCTGGCGTTGTTAGAATCTCTCTGTTGTGGTGATCAAGTTTTATTGACCCATCACTTGGCGTTTCTGCAATATTACGAGCAGCAATATATCTCTTAACTACATCTTCCAGTTCGGGGTTTGGCTGCACTTTCCAAGCCGCGCGCTTGCCATGTATTTTTGATGCCTTGAACTCATTAAGCCTATGCTCGGCAAAATATCGTTCCGACTCCTCTTCCCATCCATTAGATTCAACAGGAGAGATATCGGCCAGCGTAGTACGCTCGATATTCTTATATTTAGGCTGCCTGCCCCCATTACGACGATGACCTTGCGGCATTAGACGCGCTCCGTATAAGAAATCTGATCACCATCCTTGCCAACAAATAGATTATCTAGCGAGCGGCTTCGCTGCGCGTCCCTAAATTCGGGGCGGCCAAGGTGGGGATGCATTTTAAACATTTTGTTCACGTATTTATGGACCCAATCATGGGCTTCGCCAGCAGGCACCTCGCCAGACAAAAGGCCAACGACTAGTTCCTGACAAGCATCGGCCCGAATTCCTTCGGGGAGCCATCGTGGCACCATTTCATTGACCATGACCGCGATTTTGTGCCCGTCCGTTTTCTTTTCTGGATCATGAGCTATGTATGGGTAGAATAAGTTTCTAATCCCATTCTCAGGTTTTTCTGCTTGTGGGTAAAAATCTGGGTGGTTTGAAACGCGCCAAGGCGCGACAAATTGATGGTCGCTTTCAAGCTCTACCGGAGTAAGCCAACAGGGGCCAAGGCGCATGGACTTAACGTACTCAGTCATGCCCGGAAGTACGTCGGTTACGTCTGGCGAGTTCCACAACCTGCCAAAGAAACTCATGAGTGTTGTTTTGGGAACCGCCTTTACGGGTCCGCACAGCTGCGCAAAATTCGGGTTGTGCAACACTTTAATTCCATCGGACAGAGTTTCGCACTCTGACGCCATCATGAGAACTGTCATGTTCCAGAGACGATGCGCGTGCCCGTAATTCATGTTGCCGCGATAAAGCAGCAGAGGACGAAAATACTTCTGGATGCCCGGACGAATGATCAAATCGCTAAGATAGTTCATGCCAACTGGAGCGACGTTATTAGTTGACCTCGCGCGATAGCGCCCACCAGGGTCAGTAGCCGATGCGTCTCGTTCTGCTCTAGTTCTAAATTTCATGTTATCTCTGTTGATCATTGTTGGATACGTTAACGGCCACCTTATCACAGGTTGACAGAAAAACAACTAGCTGATAGAAGAATTTTCATTGAAGCAACGAAAGTCAGTTCATGACCGATTCACAGCGCCTCCTAGCCGAATTAATGCGAGCTTCTAAATTGACGGGGCTTCAGCCAAGCACGCTTGGCAAACGCATTCTAAAGAACGGTACAATCCATAAACGATTGAAGGCGGGGAAAATCGTGTACCCAAAGACGGCAGCAAAGCTACGCAAGGGCTTGGCGCTGGAGATTGAACGCCGGAAGAAAATGCAATGATCTTTAAGCCGACATGGACAAAGACGAACGAGGATGCGCTACGTGAGTGCATCGCGGAAAAGATGACCGCAAGGCAAACTGGCGCGGTTATCGGTTTCAGCAGGAACTCATGTATTGGCAAGGCGCGGCGCATGGGCTTACGGTTTTTGTCGGCGAGCCAACCCAAACGCGCACCACGCGAACAGAAGCCGCGTAAGAAGCGTATCAGAATTAGGCACAAGTTTCCTTATCGGGAGGCTCCTAAAATGGCTGAAATTCCCTTTGCTCCACTTAACCTAAGTATCTGTGAAATAACAGATAATTCGTGTAAATGGATCATGAATGACGACACCAAAGCGGCGATCTATTGCGGCATTCAGGTAGCCGAGGAAGGCTGTTCCTGGTGTCGCGATCATCGGCGGCTGGCTTTCCAACCGCGCGTTGCGCACTCGCAATAGGATAACGATCAATGGGTATGTTTGACTACCTCCGATGCGAAGCCCAACTTCCTGACGGTTGGGATGGCCATGAATTGCAAACGAAGGACTTTCTTTGCGAGATGGTGACCCACGTCATCACCAAAGATGGCAGATTGATGCTGGAGCAAATAGACGAAACTCATCTAGTCCCCAAAGCAGAGCGCCCATATCCCGACGAGGATGGTCTGCTCGCAGCGTGCGGGATGCTGCGAGTCGTAAAGAGTTTGCACGATTCGTGTTATCATGGCGTGGTCAATTTCTACGGCAGCGATGGTGACTGTTGGCACGAATACAACGCCAAATTTACTGACGGCCAGTTGGTCGAAATAACCAAAGATCGCTAAGTATCCATTAACGATAGGAGGGAAAGATGGCGTTTCATGTGGGGCAGAAAGTGGTGTGTGTGGATGCTACCAATTTTCGCAATCCTCATCTCAGCTATCTAACCAACGGTAAATACCCTTGCCTTGGTATGGTATACACAATCAGGGGGTTTACTCCGTCGGCAATGATCCTTCTGGAAGGAATGCACTGCGCGCCTTACAGTTGGACGACTCATTATGGCGAGGGTGGATGGCTTCCTTGGCGCTTCCGTCCAGTCATCGAAAAATCCACTGACACCGGCATGGCTATTCTTCGCGAAATTCTCGACCGAGAGACGGTCAAGGACGATAAGCCAATTAAAGTTTCACAGACGCCACTATAACTAATCATGTTTGCAATCGCGCGCAAAAAATATATCGGGCAACAAGTTGATAGCTTGCCAGCCGATGAAAGAGAGCATTTTATAAAATGCTTTCTGTGCGGCGGCTGGATTGATTGCAGAGATTTAGCCCATGTTTTTGAGCATGAAGGCCCGCTTCCTCATCCGTCAGAAGATCAACCTCAATAGGAGATAAAATGGGAAACTCTGGTCACAACTCCGCAGCATTAATCAAGAGCTACATCGACCGCATCAATGATCGGCTAGACGCAAAACAAGTTATAGCCGACGAAGTGAAAGACATTTACGCACAAGCAAAAGAGAGCGGTCTTAACGTGAAGGGCCTTCGGGAGCATATCCGGCAAATGCGCGAGGACGAAGAAAAGCGGCGCGCGAAGCAAGAAGCGGTGGAGGAAATCAGGAACCAGTTGGGCGCTTTTGCTGACAGCCCATTAGGCCAGAGTGCACTTGAGAACGCCCTTCGCTCTTGAACCTGGAGTGTACCGTGTCCCTTCATTACGACGAATCCCAACCCTCCCCCCTTCAACGCCAGATTGCCCAAACCCGCCGGGAGCTACGCGCTAGACTAGCTGCGAAGGCAGTTCCAGACCTGGGGATTGACCTAAAACGCAAGTCAGTAAAGACACCAAATCCAGTGTTTTCCACAGATTATTTCCCGCCATCTTTCTGGGAAATGCCGACCGAATATGACTTCACTATTCCGACGATTGAGGAAGACCCTGTTAAGGCATTATCGCCGGACGTGGTTTACATGATGCACGAAATACAGGATGCAGTTTGCGCGGCGGCTGGAGTGAGCCGGAATGATTTACTATCGAGGCGACAGGACAAACTCGTAGTGTTACCTCGGCAGGTTGCGATAGCTCTTTGCAATATCTTTACGCGGCGAAGCTATCCTGAAATAGGCAGACAATTCGGTTATAGACACCATACGACCATAATGTATTCCATCGAAAGAATGCAGCCTGTAATGGCGGAGATATGGTGGGCTCTAAACAAACCGCTAGAACATGTTGCGATGATAGCAATGGAAAGTTGCCGCCGTCATTTCCCATTGAGTGAGACTTACTGCAACCGTAAATATAGGTCTGTTATAAAACTATAAAGAGCATTCCTATGGAACATATCATTGCGTCTGCAATACGTTTTAATGGTCGAGTCTGGTCTGTTGATAGACCGGGACGGCACCATGACGTGATCCGGCACATCATTGAAACCAATCCGGCATATCAGTTTGTTGGCGGGGAGCAGGGGTTTATTGCTGGCGACGGCGCTACCCAAGGTCGGTTTGTAGATCGTTTGGAGGGTCGCAAGATTGCCGAGGCCGCAGGGCAGATTATCGCCGGACGCCGAGACAATGACGGCATCCCTTATACGTCTACCGACGATAGACTATTCTCTGAAGACGTTTGGTAACCCACTAACGAGTTGAAAAGGATCAATGGGCACCAAAGACCAGAAACGAAACCGCCGTCACCGTCTCTGGATTTTACAGGGCGGCAAATGCTGCTGGTGCCAGCGCAACATGATGCACTGGAATGATCTTAGATCAGACCCAACAAAAAAAGAAACACACGGTTTAAAAATTGGTAGCGATGGCGTAGAGCGATGGAAACGATTGCCGCTAACATTAGCCACACTCGAACATCTCCGCGATAAATATGACCCGACTAGAACAATTAACCCGGTTAACAAAGAACCGCGTTGGGCGCTTGCTTGTTGGGAATGTAATAATAAACGTGGAGCGCAGCGGACTAAAGAACAACCGATTGAAAATCTTTGGAAAAGGTCCGGTAAATTCCCCTCAAAAAATTTATTGAATAATCCGACTTCTGATGATACAAGTCCGCCATGAAACTCTTAAGAACACACCCAATAACTAAAACATGGCGCTAGCTCTTTAGCTGGCTTGTCATCTTTTATTTCATTGAGGTTGTGTCGTGAGCCTTTCATTCTTCCGTAAGCAGATGCTTGAGCGAATTATCGCGGAGTGTGGCAAGAAATGCCATTACTGCCGTAAGCCGACCCGCGTAAATTATTTGAACGATGATCCGTCGCTAGATCACGCAACTCTGGATCATGTTATTCCAAAATCAAAGGGCGGCACGAACGCGCGTGAGAATCTTGTTCTGGCTTGCAACAATTGCAACAACGCTAAATCAGATCGGTCTTATGAGGATTTTGTTGCGCGTCCTTATCGTCTGCCGGTGGTGAGGCCGAAGTATTTCGTAGTTCCTGTCGCTAAAAAGCCTAAGCATTTTCAGCCATCGTTTAAGGCAGTCCCAACGGAACGACAGTTTCCGGTCACGCGCAAAAAACAAACGCTTGGCAGCGGGACTATGGCCTCAGATATAGAAAGCGGATTGATGACCTCCGATGGACAATACTTAAAACCTAAGTGCGACATGGGTGAACCACGCAACCGCATAACGGCGATCCCATATTCCGAAACTATGTGGATTCTGACGGGTCGTCGTGCCCCGCGAAAGGCCGATCTATTAGATAAACGATAATCCAGTAGCTCAGTGGATAGAGCATCAGCCTTCTAAGCTGAGGGTCAAAGGTTCGAATCCTTTCTGGATTGCAGGACTGTAGCTTAACGGTAAAGCCAGCCGCTCATAACGGCCTCGATGGAGGTTCAAATCCTTCCGGTCCTACCAAATGCCGCCGTAGCCCAATTGGCAGAGGCAAGGGACTTAAAATCCCTCAAGTGTTGGTTCGACACCAACCGGCGGCACCAAACGACTGTACGGGCTTCCTATGCCGTTATAGCTCAGAGGTAGAGCGGCTGTTTTGTAAGCAGCGGGTCGGTGGTTCAAATCCATCTGACGGCACCAATTGCCGGTTATAAATGCGGAACTTGCGCCGTCTTTCTGCATTTGCTAAAGTTTGGCGTCGACTTGTTGCCGGGACAGGAGGTAGCTCCTCTTTCTCGCCCTTACGGGATTACCGGACAAGTCTAACATAGCCATAAGGGTGGCCCGCATATGAGCGTCCAAGCTATTGCTTGGGCACTGTCTCAAGAGACAGGAAGCCCAAGCGCGAAGTTAGTGCTAGTCGCATTAGCCAACTACGCAGATCAGTTTGGCATTTGCTGGCCATCCCAGGCTCTCCTAGCCCGTCAAAGCGAACAGTCGGTGGATTCCATCCAGCGAAGGCTGCAAGAGCTTGTGGAACGTGGTTTTCTTGAGAAAAAGACCCGCCGCCGACAAAGCACTCTCTACCACCTATTGATGCCGGAAGTCTTGAAGCCGCAATCTGCGGTATCAAACATGGAAACTAATAGGACTGAAATCAAGATACCGCAAAATCAAGTTAAGATACCGCAACTGTGCGGTACAGAACCATTATCCAGAACCCCCAATAGTAAGAAAGATATAAAAGAACTTAAGAAGACGGGAAGGGGGAAACCAAGGCACTTGCAAAAAACCAAAGACGGTAAACGCCTCTGGTGCGATAAGGGGACTTCCGAATGGTCGGAATATCTCAAAGATTATCACAAGGCGCACGAAGGCATTGACCCACCAATGCAGTGGGATAATTCTGGAGCCTGGTTTTATTTAGTTGGAGAACCGATTGAATTGAATGGAAGCCGCGCAATGTCGGCAAAACAGCCGTACTCGGCATGAAGGAACGAGGCACCGCATGCCCTTAATGAAGGGAACAGTGCTACTCGTATTTGGCGCGGTCGCGGAGGCGATCAGCCATGTCGGCCAGCTTGTCGGTCATCCGGTCGTAAGCACCATCAGCGGTCTTGTCGTAAGCTTCGGCTTCGGTCGCTTCGGGATGTTGCTCAAGATATTTTTCGATCAGTTCTTCATGCGCTACGATGAAAAGTTCTTTGCTCATTTCGGGGCTAATCCTTCAATGCTTCATCTATGTTCATAATGACGGCTCGCTGCACCATATCGCAGCCGGAGGTATGGGCATCTTCCTCGCCCATATGAACGCCAGCGGTGCCGCCCAACGTAGCGAGTTGCGCGCGAGCATTTCGCAACGCCTCGCGCAATTGCTGCCTTTCGCACTCGCCTTTAACACAGTGTTTTTTGTTAAACGGCATCGGGGGCCCTTCTTACAAGATCAGCAGCATCGTTGCTGCAAGAGTCGTTTGATGGATTAACTGGTCGAATCCGACGACCACGAAAAAGTTATGCCAGTCTTGTTTGGCATATAGCTTTGAGGTCGCGCGGCTGGTGAAGTAGTCCGTTCCGAAGTGCAACACGCCGTTGACGATCACGAAGGCGCCCACGGCGGCAGTGACCCCGAACAAGACAACCGAGGAAAGAGCGAGAATGGCGGTATAGGTGCCTACGTGCCTGCCGAGAGCCACGTTATTCTTGCTCTTGTTCGACGCCTGCCAATGGGTCTGACAAATAAAATCCGCAACCCAGTGCGTCACTAAGAGTGCGACGAAAGCCCCAAACTGCGGAAGATGAAGCATGGCAGGCCCTTGTTGTTAGTCTTTCAGAGATTGCCCGAGTTCAATTCCGGCTTCATAGGTGGCAATATCAAGCGCCCGGATCAAGCGCCGATCACAGCCGCCCTTAACCGCCTTCCGCTTAGCGGCAATCAGCACTCTAACGATCTTCAACATATCAGCGGTTTTCACGGCGGCCCTTGTTACTATCTGGCTTCGCGGGCTTCAAGCGAAGCTAGTAGAGATTTAAGGTCGAGAAGTTGACGATCAAGTTGCGGCTGCTTTCGGAAAAAATGCATCTTGGTTACAAAATTATTGAACCACATAAAGTCCGCTGCGGTAAAAAGGCTCATGGACTTTGCGCCGATGAGACCCTCTAGTCGATCAATCTCGCGGCATGTGTCGTCATATTTTTGCTCCTCTGCCGTAAGAGGGGAGGTCTGCATCATCCCGCCATATCGATGATAGGCAGTCACGATGTAGGACGAAGGATCAGTCGGCAAATCCACTGGCATTCTGGTGGCCCTTGTTCTAAGAGGTTAAGGCGGCGAGCAATTCATCATCCGTCATGGCCGGGAGCTCGGTTTCCGTCACGCCGATAAACGCCGTTTCCTTTTCAATCTCGCGCTCGATTTGAGCAATCCAGACCGTGCGGAGGTCGCGTTCGCCCTGGGTTTTGGCCCGCGCCAGATAGTCCCGCTCATGGGAAAGGCGCGTGCGGAGGGCTGAAAGGTGGCTGGTGTCTTTGTTCATAATCCCTATAAAACACGCTTGACATTGTTTGTCAATACTCGTAATAGCATTTATCAGAATTTGCGGCGGAGTTATAACAATTCATGCTTCGGGGATTTCGGAACAAGACGAGGCAGCACGGCCTCGGCAAGCAGACAGCCGCGCTTGAGGCTGCGGGCGCGAGTATTATTTACGACGCCGCTGATCGCGACGCATTGGTCAATTCGCTGCGCAAGGGGAATTTTATCGTCGTGTATTCGCTCTCATGCCTCGCGACGAACAAAGATGACCTCCGGTGGGTTTTGATCGGACAGGACGACAAAGCCGAACCGCCGTACAAAGGCGTGTTCAAGCGCGGCGCTGGCGTTCGCATTCTCGATCCAGATCAAGCCGCCGATTTGCACGACATGGCGCACGTCGAATCCACGTTGCGCGCTACCGAGGATTGGGCAAACGAACGGCGCGGAACGGCGCGCGCTGGCGGTAGCAGGCGCGGCATTGGCGGAAGAAAGCCTACAAAGAAAACGGACAAGCACACGGCCATGAAGGCGTGGGGCAATCGCGCGGACTATCCGACCGCTGCGGCTGCATTGGCGTCTCCGCACATGAAAGGATGGTCGGCCTCGACAGCGGCGCGGGCAATTAGTCGCGGCGGCCTCGGGCCGCGCGGTGGTTTGACCGGCAGATTGTCAAAACAGATCGTTCAAAACTAGGGAGTGCCGGACATGGCCTACGAATATGCAGTGCAGCGGCCCCACGTATTCACGGAAGATGGGCAAGTAATGTTCTTGAAAATTCGCGATCAAGCTAAGGCGCTGATTGCAAAATCAGGCGCAGCAACGTGCGAGAAGATCATCGGCGGCTGCACCGGAGATTCCTGGGATATGCTCGCCTGCGTTGATCGGCTCGTGGAGCTTAAGGAAATTATGGAAGTGCCAAACACATGGAGCAAGGCCGGACAGCATCGGCTTTTCACCACATTCAACTCATAACAGGAAGGGAGGCCAAGCGTGTCAGGAAATTGCGAGATTTGCTGGTACTGGTCCAAGTGCAGCAACAATTCTAATGACCAAAACGCCATCGAAGGGGAATGTCGAGCCAATCCGCCAACGCATCAAGGATTTCCAAAAACTTGTTTAGATGAATGGTGCGGGCACTTCCAAACATCAGCATTTATGCCGGAACGAAAGAAACAATCAGAGTTTTTGAAGCGCCTCAGAATACGGGAACGACAGTGAAACCAAAAGCGCTTGATCTTTTCTGCTGCAACAAGAGATAACCTATGCCGCCTCTTTTGCTACATATCGTACTGAACGGAAAAGATTTCGGAATGCGGCGTTGGTCAGCAGTCCCGCGAATTGGTGACAAGCTTGTAATCGGTAACGCAGGGGACACAACCGCTGTGAAGGTGATCGATATTGTATGGGGGGTTACGCCAGCCTCACGGCGCGGGGAGACTGACGCGGAGATTGATGTTGTCTGCAACGGCACGCCGCCGCGCAGTAAACGGTGACGTTTACGTATCGTGACTGACTTTAACAAGGGAGCCGACGACATGGCAAAGCCACTAACACTAGCCACCGAGCATGCCCATGCCATCGCTTCGGCGGTGTCAGACTATATGAGCGCGCAAAATGTTCGTTACCCGGACAGGGCCAAGGCTTGCGAAAAGGCATATCATGAAATGGTTGATCGTATAGAGGCGGCACTAGCCTTTGCGCTTATTGGCGAAATAGCAGGCTAACAACTAGGGAGGCTGACCATGCGCCGTCGATTTAGATTTAAGATTAAAGGCGAGTGGTCAGGATGGTATGGCGACAAAGACGACCTTTCGTTCCTGCATGGCAACAAAGATATTCAGGCAATGGAAACCGTTGAGGAAATGCCGCGCAACCAAGCGGTTGAGTTCCTTAAAAAGTGTGAAAAATAAGGGAGAACGGCAGTGGCATTTATAGCGGCGACAGTTTTCTTCGGCGGAGCCTTGGCGATAGTTTGGACGTTTTGGCCTGCGCTGTTCCCGTGGATTGTCGGCGTTTGCATTGCCAGTATTGTGTTCTCCAAAGCAGACATCAAATAGGGAGCCACCGTGCTGGTCAGGGTTGATGCGCCTCACTTTTGCGCTGGTCTTGAGATAAACGAGTTCGGCATGTGCATGAACGCTGCACCAATCCTTAAATGGTGCATCGGAAAGAAAACAGATTTCTTGCGCGGCTACTTCAAGCACAAAGGATGGAAAGCAACGCTAGTCCGCGATGCGAATGGTCGATAACAAGGAAGAATGTCATGTCTCTTTGGCACGTTTTTCTAGTCTGTCTTTTGTGCAGTTCACTATCAGCACTTGCCGGGTTTGAAGTTGGCTACCATGGAAAAGGTGGATGGCTGGATCGTCCAGTGTTCCCCTCTCGTAAATAATGGGCCGGTCCATGAAGTTACCAACCTAACTAAAACGTCCGAGAATTAGCATTAACCGGATGATTATGCTAAACAATCTGAAAACAGGAACCCAATGAAAAAACTTCTTATCGCGACTTCTGTTCTTTTCGCCCTCCCTGCCTTTGCGCAAGACGCGCCAAAGATGATCGACCCGCCGTTTTACCTACTCAAGGTATCCCCACAGGACGTAAACAAGATCGCGAGTGCTATCGGGATGATGCCATATCGTGATGCCTCACAGCTAATCGATAACCTTCGCCAGCAAGTCCTGGAGCAGCAAGCAGCGGCAGGTAAAGCTCAAGAAGCCAAGCCGGATGCAAATGCCAACGATGCCCAGAAAAAATAATATGACATTCGTCCAATACCTTGGAATTATTGTATTATTGGCCGGAGCGACAGGGTTTTGTATGGGTATTTTAATGGTTACAAGGATGATTGAATGACTATGGTTGAGAAAGTTGCGAGGGCAATACATGGTTCGCATGGTGTTATGATACCATACGATGCGTTATCGGCGGATCAGCAATATGGTATGATTGTCCGCGCTAAGGCTGCTATTTGGGCAATGCGCAATCCTTCGCCTGCAATGCTCAATGTCGGACAGGTTTCAAGTTATTTAGATGCGAGCTCTGTTCAGAATGAAGATGTTTACAGAGCAATGATCGACGCAGCACTCAAGGAGGAATGAAAATGGAAGTTGGGATGTTGCTGATTTCTATTTATTCCCCACAGAGCGGGTATTTCATGGGGCCGACGATCAACTATTACCCGTCAGAAAATCTATGTATGGAAGCAGCCAAAAAGAGCATCGGTGAAAAACTGCCAGTATTTGCTTGGGATACATACATGCAGGGGCCAGTTCCAAAAGTTATAGCGTCTTACTGCGTCTCCGGCTTTGCAGCCGAATCTATACAAAAGTAATAGGAAATTTACATGAATTTCCACGCTGTTTATACACGACCGCGAAGGGAATTTGAGGCGCGGGATGAAATCAGCAAACTAGGGTATGAGACGTTTTTACCGATCCAGACCAGATCGGTGGTTATCCGAAGGAAAGTAGCGGTAGTGGTTGAGGGATTGTTCACCCGTTATTTGTTCGCCCGCTTTGCCCATACGGACCCCTACGGTGCGATAAAACACTGTCGGGGGGTAGAGTATATCATTGAGAACGCTGGAAGCCCTACACCGGTCCCTAATCGAGTAATAGAGGTTCTAAGAATGGCTGAGAAAGCGGGTGCCTTCGACTTTACCCAAAAGAAATCAAAGTTCCGGCCTGGGGACGATGTGGAAGTGCAGGATGGCCCGTTCATGGGCATCATCGCGAAAGTCCAATCAGCCTCTCCCCGCAAGCGGATAAAAATCTTGATGAACCTTCTAGGATCGGAAGTTCCGATTGAAATAGAGGAAAGCAGCCTTAAGAACGCTCCCCCAGGGCTTGCAATGTCATGAAAAGCAAGTAAGGTTTTGGCACTCGGATAGTCGGCGTACCTGTAGGTGCGAGGCTAGACGACCGTTTCGGTTGAAACCAGTATGCAGCCAGCCTAGTCGGGCGATGGCTGTTTGGATTATTGGGCAGAACCATGAACCGACCGGAATACGAAGCGGTACGCAGATATGATGCGATTCACGAGATCGCATTTTCCATTCTTGAAACTGGCAGACGGCACGGTACGATTACAACCGTTTTTGTTGCGAAAGATGAATGGGACGCTATTTGCCATGCGGGCTGGCAGATTGAGATTTGTGGCGCGCGTGTACTGCCGTTATAGTAGGATGTGTTTCCCGTGAAACATAGGTCCGAAACGGGACTAATTCTTGAAATAAATCAAAGACAATCATTATGGCCCGTGGAGGCAAGCGAGAGGGTGCTGGGAGACGCAAGGGCGCTCTGACAAAACGCACTCAGGAAATTGCCAGCCAAGCCCTTGCTCAAGGCAAGGCACCTCTAGAGGTGATGCTTGAGAACATGCGGCACTTTCAACAGGTCGCATTGGACGCTGAAAAACTCATTGAAGGTTTAACCGTTGCTGAAATGGGCGGCGGCAAACTTGAGCCGGAAGAACAATTCAAACTGCTACTAGCGCAGGCCAAGAAAGCCGCAGGGCTTAGGCAAATGGCCCAAGAGTGCGCGAGAGACGCGGCGGCCTATACGCACCCCAAGTTATCGGCTATTTCAGTTGAGGGGGGTGATCCAAATAAGCCCATTAACGTGAACATTACAGACGAAGACCGAGTTAAGGCGTTGACTGTTTTTCTAGCAAAGCATTCGGTAAAGTAACGAACGGCGCGGCGGATCGCCTTATTAAAAATCCGTCTATCGCCGGTCCCCGGCATTTTCCTTAAGGAGCTTTAGATGACACGAACCTATAAGGGTTTGATTGCCGGTAGTTTTCTAGCGGCCATCGTTTACACCACGGTAGCCTATGCGGCTGGCTTGTGGACGACGCTGCCGATCATTGGCGGTGCTTCATTTTGCGCATCGACGGTTAGCGGTACGAGCTTGCCGAGTACGCAGGGTCCGTATGGTCTGGTTCCTGGCTCTACTCAGGGCACGGGTTCATCGATTTGCGCTCAGACTGTTCCGGCTGGTCCTCCGTCGCTGACGGGTGCTGAGAAATTCCCGGTTGATACTGGTTTGGCTGGCGGTGCTAGCCCGTCCAGTGCGGTGGTGACGACCTGCCAGATTGCGGGTGGTTCGTATGCCATTCTCAGCCCGAACGCTTCAACCGCGACGATTGCCAATCAGGTCTGCTACTACATCATCGGTGGCACTACGACTTATTCAACATTGACGCTCACGTTGCCATCGACGCCAATTGATGGTCAGCAGGTTCGCATTTCGTCTACTCAAACCGTATCGACGTTGACTATTAGCGGTGCGGCGGGTCAGACGGTTTCAAATGCTCCGACCTCCGCGACTGCTGGTGGCGTGGCTGGTTTCATCTATGATGCCGCTCTGGCTACGTGGTTCCGCATCTAATGTTAGAACTGTTCGCGTTTGCCGTTCCGGCTGCATATTGGCCGGGATTGGCAGACGCGGCGGTTATTCCGAAGTGGGGTGTGATTAGTCTATGCCCCGTCATGCTGTTATGGCTGAAGCCTAGATGGTCGTTAGTCCATACGGCTTTAGCGGTGTTCTTCGGGTGGTGCTGCCTGACTTACGCATGGTCGATCAGCCCGCTTGATTCGATTGATGCGCTGTTGAAGTTAAGCCTCTGGCTTACGGTATTTGTCATAGGGTTTGAGACTGGGAACCTGGAGCGGTTTTACATCGCGTCAGCATTGGGATTAGTGATTTCGTTCATTCTCGTAACCGGGCACTGGCTAGGGTCAGACTTGATGACCTATGCCCAATTCGGAACCTTTGATAATCCGAATATGTTAGGAGAGTTCACGGCATTAACAATTCTAGGCATGGTTTCAATCTCATGGTACCCCTTCGTATGGTTAGTCCCGACGCTGATACTCTCTCAGTCGAGAACAGCTATAGTCTCAACGGCATTGATCGGCGGTCTTCTGGATCGCCGTCTAATGTCCTTACTGATCGCCGGTATGGTGGCTCTGCTGTTTTTGACGCAGCATCGGGACTTTACAAATATTGTTCCGCTTCAGGAACGTTTTGCTACATGGCGCGATGCAACGAGGGTTGTGACGGTTAACGGGAGTGGAATAGGCACGTTCCAAGCCGGGTTCAAATCTTCCCTGCCCCATATGCTGGTTCAACACGCTCATAACGACGCTATAGAATTGCTGGTTGAGACAGGTGCGGTTGGTCTAGGACTTGCGTTGATTATTGGTTTGATGATTTTCGCCTTGGCTTCATGGGAGCAATTGATTGTCCTATCGGCGCTCCTCATTGAGGCAATGCTTGGCTATCCTTTCCACATGCCTGGAACTGCCTTTATCGGGGCTATTGTGGCGGGGCACGCTGCTAGGAATTGGTACGGCATACGGTATACTGACGTTATCAGCGGCGTGGCATTTCAGCGCCGGGCAACGGGCTGAGAATTTCCTGGTAAAAGAAACTGAGTTGAAAACTGCTATTGGGATTTATCCATTTAATACCGACTACCACCGAGCGTTCGGTATGTTACCGAGCTTCAAACAAGGAGAACGATAGTGAAAGAATCTCGTGATGAGCGCAGCGAAGCCCGCGAAGAGCGCGGTATGGAACGCGGCAACAACATCGGCAACGTCCGTGGTATCATGGGCAGTTCGATGGCTTTGAATACGCAGAAGGGCGAAGGCGGTCAGAAACCGGACGCCAAGGGCAATCACGATCCGGGCGGCACCAAGCCTTCCAGCCCGGTCGAAGAGCACGTGGCAATGCCCAAATAGTTGTGATCGCGAGGTAATTCCCGTGAAAAAACTTTATCTCGCGATTGCCCTTCTTTTAGGGCTGCAAGTCAGCGCGTTTGCACAGACGCCAGATCAAGTAGTCGCGCCATGCGTCACTTATCCCCCAACGGATAGAAACCCGTTGGGGGGGTGCCAGCCCGTTAGTTCGACGGTTCCGTTGCCTGTCACAGGCGCATTCACCCCAGGTGGTACGCAAGATATTAACGTCAAAAACTGGGATGGAAGCGCTCTTGGTGCACCATCGAATTATGGAACTTCGCCGGGAGCAGTAACAGTTCCGGGGGTGAATGCGTTTGTGACGAACACGCTAAACTCCGGCGGGTTTGATAGTGGTGTCATCTCAGCCACGGCCACTCCGGCGAATTCGTCGCATGCTGCTGGCACGTCAATTGGCGGATTATTCTTGGTTGCTATCGCCCGCACGGCTGGTGGCTCCGGAATCATCACCAACTTGAATTGGAAATCGACGGGCGCTTCAACCGGGCAGCTTGTGCTTCGCATCTGGCAGAAGAATCCCGTCAATACAACATGTACCGACAACGTGGCTTTCGTAGGCTCCGACACCGACGATGCATTTCTCATCACGTCGCCGTTTTCGATTACGCCAGCGGCTCCGGCCTCAACAACTGGCGACGCTAATACTTATGCGAGTGTTGCAGGCGTCACATGGGACTACAAGAATGTGGACACGTCGCCGGGCCAGAACGTCTACGTCTGTCCCGTGACTGTCTCGACCGATACGGCAGACGAAAACAAGTTGGTCCGTGTACAACTGTCAGGCCCGCAGAATTAAGATGCGCTTCCTTGCAGCACTAGCGACGGTCCTTGCGCTGGTCGCGCCGAGCCATGCACTGACGCCAAATCAGCGCGTATTGCTTTCTGGATCGCCTGAAATTGTTATTAAGGGCGCGGCGGTTGACTGTCCATTAGCCATATTGATCTCCGAGTGTTGGGTACAAGGAAATGGCTATCAACCTGTAACGTCATTGTTGACAACGGCACGCACGCAAACCACAAATTCTTACGCTGCCACTTCATCCGGTTTTCTAAATCAGTTTTTCGCCAATACAAACCGAATAACCGACATTGGCGATTTAATTGAAACAGCCAGCACAAACCTTGGATTTCCTTCCGAGCAGGGCGCTTTATTTTTTAATATAGCTACAAATTGCTCCATCGCCAATTCAGCTACAGTGGGCCCTAATGGATCAACGACATTCTATTCCACAGCAGCAACAACATCGGCAGGCGGAGACAGACAGAAAAACACAACAATAACTGCGGATACTGGTTCTTACCGCGCATCTATTTACGTTGCAGCAAAGGCCGGAGGGCAGACAGCAAGGTGGGCTGTTGGTATTGCCGGTGGAGCTAGCTCAACTATTGATTTCAATATCACTACTGGGGCAATTAGTCTCAACACGACTGGTACAGGAACGGTTCAGTCGGTTAGTGGCGGCTGGCGCGTATCCACCACCGTAACGAATAACAGTAACACGACTCTATTCACACAGTTTTACCCTGCTGGCGGGGCAGGCAGCGGGAATGCCGACTTCGGTGGATATCAATTAGAAAAACAGATACCGCTTTCCTCGTACATTACGACTGTTGGCGGCAGCGCCACACGCAATGCAGACGCTACCTCTTTAACTTCATCTGCGTTTCTAGCACTACCTCGAATTACAATAACCGCAACAACCCCTGTCGGAACCGGAACACAGGTTCTATGGCAACGCGACGACGGTTCTCAGAACAACCGTTATACGATCTACCGAGATAGCTCGCGGTTTATTCATTTTGTAGTCGTGTCCGGCAGCACTACTCGATCTGATCGAGCCATAGCTGTTGTAGCCGATAATACTAGCTTTTCAGTCTCGATGGCTTGGGCCGGGACTCTCGCAAGTTATACGCTCAACAATGGCGTCCCCTTTCTTGAATCCGCCGTTACGCAACCAACAGGATTAACGACTGAACGACTAGGGAAAGATTCTAGCGGCAATCAGTGGGGCGGCTATGTTGCCAGAGCAACATGGTTTCCGACAGCCAATATCTCGGTGCCTATATTTTACGATAGCTTCAACCGAGCGAACACTTTGCCCGGCATTATGTCTAACCCGCCAGTCGGCGCAGCCTATGCCTTTTATGGACCATTTATCGCGACTTACCCGTTGCCGCCAGCAACAAACGGGTACATTGCAAGCAAGGCGTTTGTTGAGGATCAAAACAATACGAGCTATCTTGAAGAAAATTTCGGGGTGCCGCCAGCGACGATTTCTAACAAGTTTTATTTTAAGGCATCGTCAGGCAGTACCGGCGACGGCACGCTTGCTGTTCTTGTCTACAACGTCGCAGGAACAATAGATAATTGTATCCACATTCAAATTCAACAAACTGCCGCTTTTGTCCAGAAAAGAGTAAATGGTGTTTTTACAACACTGGCAACACTGAATTATACCTCTCTGCCAAATGACGGCTCCTTTCAGGATTCCAGTGTTTCCATAAGTGGATCGACCGTGACCGTGACGGTAAACGGGCAATCCGTGTCTGCTACGGACGCATTCTTTGCTACAGTTCACGGAAATTATTTCATCGTGGAGAATGCTATGCAAGATGGCATTAATTCTATAAATATAGTCAGCACTCAGGCTAACTAATGCTCATCTGGCACGCTTTCATGCTCTACTGCACACCGTCGATGCTGATCATGGCTTGGACACTTAGATGAACATTGCCGATCCTTTTGCTTATGTTATGGGATTGAGCGAAAAGGAAAAGATAGAACTAGACAGGCTTTTGGCCCCTGAATTGAAATCTTGCTGGCTTCCAGACCCGCGTAATGAACCGCAGTTACAGGCTTATTATTCCGAAGCCGATTTGCTGCTATTTGGCGGAGGAGGTGGAGGGGGTAAAACGGATTTGGTCTGTGGTGTTGCGTTAAATAACCACCAGAACAGTGTTATTTTTCGCAAGCAAAGCACGGACCTTCGGGGCATTGAAGACCGCATTATTGCTCTGGCTGGTTACGATGGGTGGAATGGAAGCCTCAAGACCCTCCGTAGGGAGGGCAAGCTTCTGGAATTAGGCCATCTTGAAAAGCCTGGATCGGAAGAAAGCTGGCGTGGACGCCCTCATGACTTCATCGGGTTTGATGAAGGGGCGCAATTAGCAAAGCAAAAAGTCCGCTTTGTCATGGGCTGGATGCGAAGTGTCGATCCTAAGCAAAGACGTAGGGCTATTATTGCTAGTAACCCCCCGACCGGCGGTGAAGGCGAATGGCTGATAGAATGGTTTGCGCCTTGGATCAATCCGACATTCTCTAACCCTGCTAGACAAGGTGAACTTCGCTGGGCTGTAACCGCGCCCGATAAGGATGGAACTACAGTTTGGGTTCCAGATGGTTCTCCAATTGTATTTACCGGGGCCTTGGAATGGCGCTATGCCACGGATGAAGAAGTTAATCAGGGCGACTTGAATACCGAGGTGGTTTTTCCACAGACGAGGACATTTATTCAGTCCTTGTTGAGGAACAATCCTTATCTCGCGAATACGGGGTATAAAGCACAGCTTCAGGCCCTTCCGGAACCGCTTAGAAGCCAGCTTTTGAATGGCGATTTTGTCGTAGGTCGTGAAGATCACGAATGGCAGGTTGTTCCTACTGCTTGGGTGAAGGCTGCACAGGCGCGATGGACGGAAAGCCCTCCTAATAATGCTTTGATGACGGCAATTGGGGTAGACGTTGCACAAGGCGGAATAGACAGGACGATTCTAGCGCCGCGACACGGCCCCTGGTACGCACCATTGATTGAAAGACCCGGTATTCTTACTCCGACAGGTTCTCACGTCGCCGGTTTAGTAGTTGAAGTACGAAGGAATAATGCCGTAGTCGTCATGGACATGGGTGGCGGGTATGGTGGCGCGGCTAAACAGAGATTGAACGACAACAACATCAATGTGCGTCCGTTTAATGGGGCCAATTCCTCCGGAGAACGAACGAAAGACAAGCAACTTGAATTTGCAAACAAGCGAAGCGAAGTACATTGGAGGTTTAGAGAGGCGCTAGACCCAGATCAGGATGGCGGTTCACCGATTGCCCTTCCTCCCGATCCTCAAATTCTGGCGGATTTAACTGCTCCAAGGTGGAAACTCACTCCAAGGGGTATTCAAATCGAGCTAAAGGAAGAACTTAAGAAGCCTGAGAGACTGGGCCGAAGCCCGGATAAGGGCGATGCGATTGTCATGGCATGGTCCGAGGGCGAAAAGGGCATTATCGCCGCTATGAAAAAGTTTCAACGGATTACGTCTCAAATCACTCCGATTAGGCCAAATGTTCAACTTCCCGGCGAAAGAGGTACAGGATGGATGGCCAAGAGGTGAAGGTTGAAGTCAAAGAGGATCGCTGGAAAACCGATGAATTTAAGCTGGCTTTGAGAAAGGCTGCGAGGATTACGGAGCCTAAAGTCATGGACGTTACGCCTAATCGCGGCACTGGCTGGATGAGCAAAAAGTAAATGCTGTTCGGAAGCACAGACGAAGACACCTTACCAAAGGGCGATGATGGCATTGTTCTAGAGGCCAATGAACGCTGGAAGGCGTGCAAGGATTGGCAGGGCGTCGAGGACGAGCGAACACGCGAAGATATTAAGTTTGCCAATGCTGATGCTCGAAATGCCTGGCAGTGGCCGACTAAAATCTATGAACAGCGAACAGGCGATGGCAACGATATGCCATGCCTCACAATCAATGATACCCGCGTTCACAATGACCTGATTATCAATACAATCTCGAAGAATGGGTTTGGAGCCAAAGTAAGACCCATTGGAGGGAAGGCGAGCTACAAGTCTGCGCAGGTGATGCAGACCTTAATTGACCGTATTCAATATATTTCAAAGGGGAGTTCGCAACGTAGAAAAGTTTGCGAACAACAGGTAGACGGCGGCATAGGGTATATGCTGATCGAAACTGCTTATGTTTCTGATAAGTCTTTCGACCAGGACATTTACCTCAAAGCCTCTCGCGATCCGACCGGAGTTTATCTAGACCCATGGATTAGAGAGCCTGACGGTTCGGATGCTAATTTTGGGTTTGTCTTTGAGCGTATGCCGCGCAAGGAATTTAACAAGAAATATCCGAAGTGGAAGGACAAGGTAGGCACTTCACCGATTGACAGTGGCTTTGTCGATTGGATGTCCGACAAGGAAATCATCCTTGTTAAGTATTATCGTAAAAAAGATACCAAGGACACGCTGCTTTCCTACAAGCCGTCCGAGAGTGATGATTGGGTCGAGAAGCTGGCTTCTGAGATCAAGGAAGAAAGCGGACAGGAAATCTACAAGCAGCTTCGTGAAGATATTAAAAACGGTGTTATCGATGGTAAAACCCGTCCAGTCACAAACAATGAAGTCGAGTGGTTTTTAATCGCTGGTGACCAGATCATTGATCGCGGAGATTGGGCCGGTAAGTACATTCCGATTTGCCGTTGTGTCGGGCGAGAGTTGGTTATTGACGCCACCTTGGATAGAAAGGGTCATACGCGTCCTTTGATCGATGCTCAACGGATGTTGAACTACAACGCATCGATGTCGGTGGAAATCGTAGCATTACAGCCGAAGTCCCCTTTTATTGCTCCGGCCCGTGCGATTGAGGGTCAGGAACAGTTCAAGACACTGAATATCAATGGGTTCCCGGTTATTCTCTATAACGACATTGACGACGAAGCCCCTACGGAACTTCAGCGGATCGATGCGCCTCAAAGGTTATCCCCGCCTGCCCCGTCCGAAGCCCATGAAAGGGCACAACAGACCGCCGAACGGCAGATGATGATGATTTCCGGTCAGTGGCAGCAATCCACAGGCCAGAGAGACAATCAACTACCGGAATCCGGCGCGGCTTTAGGGGAACGTAAGGAACAGGGTGAGACTTCGACGTATCATTTTGTCGAGCACCTTGCCGATATGGACAGGTTTATCGGCGTCCAGCTTCTCGATTTGATCCCCAAGATTTACGATACCAAACGCGCTTTACATATCGAAGGTGATGATGGGGAGAAAAGCTGGCTTCAGATTGATCCCGATCAAGCCGATGCTGTTCAAGAATTGCAGAAGGAAAAGGACGACGAGGAGGCGGCTACACTCGCATTTAACCCCAAGATTGGGCAATACGAATGTGTTTCCGATCCTGGCCCGTCTTATGCGACGCAGCGGCAGGAAGCCTTTACGGCCATGTCGCTCATTCTTCGCAGCAATAATGAAATTGCGGCGTCTTGTTCGGACCTGCTCTTTAGGTATGGCGACTTCCCCGGAGCGGACAAGATTGCCGAGCGATTGGAAAAGGAAATCAAGGCTACAAAGCCTTATCTGTTCAATGAGAATATGGAGCCGCAGGTTGTGCAACTTCAACAGCAAAACCAACGGCTTACAGCTATCAATGCGGAGCTAATGACAAAGCTTGCGGATGCAAATCTGAAGGTACGTGGCCGCGACGAACGTAGAAACGTCCAAGCCTTTGAGGCCGACACCAAGAGAATGGAAACTCAGCTTAAAATCCTGACTGAATTGATGCTGACGCCGAAACAAAAGGCGGAAATGGAGCATCAATTGTTAGTCATGGGTCATGAGCATATCTACGATACGATCTCGCAGCTAAATGAAGCCGAGCTTAGTCCGCAAGGCCCGGCGAATGGGCAAGTAAACACCCAATGAACCCGTTTGCCGATACTCACAATATATTGTCAGAAATGACAAATCCGGTTGACGATATTCGGATAATTGCTAGGGATATTAAATCTATTCCTGCAATGTCACGGGAATTACTTGAGAACGCAGCAAACGAATATGAGAAACTTCAAGAGCTATTCTTGAATGTCCATACTCAACTGATCGAAACACAGCGTAAACTTAACGCTTCAAGTGAACGGGTAGTTGAATTGGATAAACAAACCGCTAAAGTGCAGGGATATTCCATGACGATTAGCGCGGATATTAAACTATGACAAAGCCTCCATCCCCTAAGCCCATGCCGACTACCGGAATGCCTGATCGCCTTGGAACCAATCCGCCTACGGATATGGACATGAAGGCGGGTATTAAAAGTTCTAACGAAATGAAGATCAATCCGGGTCGGAAAAGCGATGATCGAGATTAACGGCGAACAAATCACCCAAGATGAGGCCATGGGCCTTATCCGTATGCTTTGCGAGGATGCAAAGAAGGTGGCCGGTGAATATCACGGCATGGCCCGTTCGGCTAAGTTCCGGGTGAACTGGCCGGATGAATACAAATTCGCCAATGCAAACTGGAAAACCTTTGTAGTTGCTGTCCGGCAGATGTATGCGGAAAAACTTGCCGATCCAAAGACTAAACCGGAAGACGCTCGCAAGATGCACCTTGCCTTGGTGTTGCAGACCCAAATGGCGCAGGGACAAGAAACCGACAACCGGCTTCAGCTTTCCCCCAATACGCAACAGTTCGTCGGTGACAAGTTCGAGAACAAGAAAATCATCGAGAAGTTCGGCACCACACCGAACCTCAGAGCTAAACTTATGAACAACATTGCAACGCGGCATTGAGGTACAAATGAAACTGCCCGCCCCAGTTTGGCAAGAACCTGATGAAGCTGGCACCCCGGCTCCAGTCGATCCTCCGGCAGATGCACCGGTTGTTGATCCGGTTGAAGCTGTAGAGACGCCTGTTGATCCACCAGAACCGCCGCAAGAACAGCGCGTTCCTATCTCGGTTGTCACTGGTCTTCGGGCTAAATCGCGGGAACAGGAAGCCGAAATTGCGAGGCTTTCACGCGAGGCTAACGACGCCAAGGCTTTGGCCGAACGGCTTGCGAATGGGAATAATCAGCCTCCCGCCCCGCCCACTTCCGACGATGCTGATGTAGACCGCAGGGCTGATTTCAAATTGTTCCTTCGCGATGTTGAGACAATGCGCGGGGATGGCCTTAGAGACTTTGGCCCGGCCTTTAATGACACCATTCGCATTTTGAATGCCGTTGGTGCGGATGACAACTCATTCGTTTCCCAGGTCATGGCTGTAGACCGCGCCAACGCCCACAAGCTTCTCACTGAGATTGCAAAGGAGCCGGAGCGTGCAATTGCGCTGGTTCAAATGGACCCTACTCGGCGTATTGCCGAACTAACGAGGATTTCAATGGCTACCGCCAAGACTCCAGTTACGCCTGCGTCCACGTCTCCCACCACGTCTCCCCCGGTATCTAAAACTACCCCGAAAACAGTTTCCAAGGCCCCGCCCCCGGCTCCTCCGGTCGAACCGAGCGCAAGTAAGGTTGTCGATTGGCGGACGGATGATGCGAGTGATGATGATTTTACCGCTGGTTTTCAGGAAATGATGAAACGGCGTTCGGCTAAACGTTAAATTTATTTGAAGGCCAGCCTGCGGATTAGCAGGTCGTCAACGTGGAGCGGTTTTCCACGGTTTCCCGCCCTTGTCTGCTTCGGGACCAGACAATAACCGTGATTTTTTTAATCACATTGCCAACTATGCGCCTGGTGATGGCGCGAACAATTTTTAGGGAGCCATCCCCATGGCTAATAATATTCTCACTCCGAGTATGATTACTCGCTATTCAATTCGCATGTTCTTGAACACAAATTATTTTATTCAAAACATCTCACGTCAGTTTGAAAGTCAGTTCGGTATCGAAGGTGCCCGTATCGGCGCTCAGCTTCGCATTCGTTACGCCAACCAGTATACCGTGACGGACGGCCCCGGCATTTCGATCCAGGACACCACGGAACAGCAGTTCTTGCTTACCGTTGCTACGCAACGCCATGTTGACGTTGCTTTCACTTCGGCTGAAACGACCTTGGACATTGATGACTACATGGAACGCATCGTGCTTCCGCGTGTCAATGCCTTGGCCGCGAACGTTGCGCTTCAGGTCATGGTCAACACGGCCACGGCGGTTCGCAACATTACGGCGAACGTGGACGCAAACAACAACATTCTGCCGATCACGGATGGCCCGATTGCTCTTGCCCGCGCATTGCTGGAGGAAAACTCGGCTCCGAACTTCGGTGAAATGGGTATGCGCAAATGCGTCCTTGCTCCCCGTTCGGATACTCGTATTCAGCAAGCCCTTCGCGGTCTGTTGAACCCGGTCGATTCCATCAGCCGTCAGTACAACACCGGTATGATGTATGAAGCCTTGCAGTTCCGGTTGTTTGAAGATCAGTCAGTCGTTTCTCACACTACTGGTACGCTTGTGACCGGTACGGTGTCGGGCGCTTCGCAGACCGGTCAGACGCTTACGGTTACTGCTTTGGGCGGCACTATCAATGCTGGCGACGTGTTTACGATTGCCGGTGTTAACGCGGTTAACCGGGTGAACTATTCGAGCTTGGGTACGCTTGCCCAGTTCGTTGCAACGGCCAATGCTGCGCAGGGAGCTACCACGATCCAATTCTATCCGCCGATCATCCCCCCGGCGAATAGCACTCCCTACGCCGGTCTTCCCTACACCCCGCAACAGTACCAGACGGTCACGGCAAGCCCTGCTGCGAATGCGACCATTACCCCATTCGCAAATGCCAGCACGACCTATCGCGAAAATCTCGCCTATGCGCCGGACGCGATCACTCTCGTTGTCGCCCCGTTGTGGATTCCGCCAAATGAAAAGGGCGTCATCGCAGCGGCACGTCATGAGTATGACCGGCTGAGTATGCGGAGCCTCGTGTGCTACGAGCCTTCGACTGACCAACCAATCGATAGGCTGGATATTCTCTTTGGGTCTGGCATCCCGCGCCCTGAATGGTGTGTGCAGGTCGCTGATTCCACGCCCTAATATGTTTGGATATCAAATGATATTCTGATAAAATCGAACCTCGCCAATGCTTGAACATTGGCGAGGTTCTAATCAGCATTGAACAGTGAGGTTCAAAGTGACTACGCAGATAATATCACGGTCAGAAGCAAAAGCATTAGGCTTAAAACGATACTTCACAGGCAAGCCATGTAAACATGGTCACTATGTCGAAAAGATTACAGCTAACGGAACTTGTGCAACTTGTCATAGTGATAGGTTGATTGCATATCGGCGCGATAATCCAGAGAGAATACGCGAGACCGATAGACTGCATAAATTGCGCAATCTAGAAAAGCATAAGGAAAAGGATCGTCTATATCGTAAAAGATACCCTGAAAAGATGAGAGCAAAAGACAGAATAAAATATTTGTCTACAGATCGTGAAGTTTTGCGGAAACATAGGCGTGATCGTAAAATTAGACAGAGAAAAGCCGAAGGCTCTCATACACTAACCCAACTTAAGGAATTATTTTTAGAGCAAAATAAAAAATGCGTCGGATGTTCGGTAGATTTAGATAGTACAAAACATCTAGATCATATCTTTCCTCTTATAAATGGCGGCTCTAATTGGATTTGGAATCTACAATGGCTTTGTCGGTCATGTAATGGAAATAAACATTCTAAGCATCCAATAGACTGGCTCTGTGAAATTGGCCGAATTATTATGTCTGACGACGAACGCGATTTGAAGATTAATGAATTAGATGAAATCACTTCCGATAAGGAACGATTGGCCGCCTATCATGCTTTTGTTAAGCAGGAATGGCAGGAACTTACTTCCGCCAGTCCAATTTTAGAAACAAATACATAGGAGCTACACATGGCCATCACTCCCGAAACACACGTTATCGACGTTGAAACCGGCTTTGCCATCGACAAGAACACTGGCGCAATTGCCGGTGTTCAACAGGTCGTTCTTCCCAAGGCCGATCCTGGTATTGAATTTCCGAAATGGGTTGTCGTTCATGACAGCCATGTTTTTCGTAAGGAAGTTGACGGCGCTCCTGCTGTGGTCAGCACTCCTGGCTTTGCTGACTATCACGTTAACCGCGCTAATGGTGAGATCACCGTTCTCGTCAAGAATGAGGACGAGGAAAAGATAGCGACCAGCGGTAAGGAAGTCGTTGTAGAAGAACCGGTAGTTGATGCTCCAATTGAGATCATTCCGCCGGTAATTGAAGGTAAACCTGTCACTGCGGTTAAACCCGCCTAACGGAGATAAAAATGGCTTTTGTGATGCCCTCTAAGCGTGAAGTCGGTACTCTTTCGCCAGATATTGCTGGCGAAGGCGCAAAAGTCATTATGTCCGATGGGGACGTGTTGAGTTTTAACCTTCCGCCCCCGAAACCTGTGATGCCGGATTGGAGCGAAATAAAATCCATCCGGCATTATTTTAACCGCACTGGGTTTAGACCGTTTCCGGCTTGGTTGTTTCATCCGACCGAACAGCCGAGAATTGTCAAGGATGAGTTTGAAGCTGCGGAATTGGGCGTATGTTACCGTGAAGCTTCGATGGAAGAAAAAGGACGATATGGCCGTGACCATGTTTGGGATTGGCAGGACAATTCGCCGTGGCGTCCGCAGCCTTATGCGGGTACAACGAAGTTCAACCCGTCAAAACTTGAACAGGGTAAGAACTACGTGCCAACTCAGCAATCCCAGAGTTCAAGCAACCGGGAATTGCTTAACACTGTTCTCCCGGAAGTCACGGCTGCCGTTGTTGCTGCCCTGAAACAAGGTGGGTCGGTTAATCCGGATAAGGTCGATTCCAAACAATGGGACGAGTTCCTTGCATTCCAGGCTTGGAAGAAAACCCAAGAGGCAATTGATGAAATTGCCCCGGTGTCATTCCCGGCAGAACTTGATGTTGAGGATGAATCCATTGTGGATAGCCCTGTCTTGACCGCACTTGATCCTGCCGCAGAACGTGCGGCTTGGGAGGCAGAAGCCAAGTCCAAGGGCATTAAAGTCGATGGCCGTTGGTCGCTTGAACGCCTCAAGACTGAAGTAACGAAATAATGGCTACCCCTCCATCAGAACCGGCATTGCCAGTCGATACCTGCGGGGTATTGCTGACCAATGCGCTGGTGGATGCGGGAATAGTGGGTGTAGATGAAGCGATTGAGCCTGAAGTTTTAAATCGGGCCTTTCGCCAAGTTAACTGGCTTCTGGCTCAATGGGCTAGAAAGCGGTGGCTAGTCTATCGTATTCAGGATTATTCGTTTGTCTGCACAGGTGCGCAGAATTACAGTGTTGGTCTGGGGGCGACAGTTAATATAAATCCCAGACCTGACAGGCTCGAATACGCCTTCCTGCGGTTTTTAAATCAAAATCCGCCTAGTGGTTTGTTTGCAGATATTCATCTGGACATTATTCAGAGTCATGAGGACTATGCACGTATTACTGTTAAGAACGTAGGTACATTAGCTTGGCGTATTTTCTACGATCCGGAATGGCCTGTAGGAACACTAAAGCCGTGGCCTGTTCCGCAATCCGACATCTATGAAATTCATATCGGGTTTAAGGTTGTACTGCCGAGATTTAGCAGTGTTGCGCAGACTATTAACTTCCCACCCGAGTATGAAGCGGCTTTAAATTGGACATTGGCTAGACGCCTAAGAGCGTCTTACCAGCTTCCACCCGATCCTGCGGTAGACAGTATGGCGCGAGATGCGCTCAATACCATTCGTCTTGCTAATCAGGCTGTCGGTACTTTGCGAATGCCGTCCTTTCTCCGAAATCGCAACCGGGCGTACTCTTACCAGTCCGATGATGTCGGCTCTTAATGTTCACAGAACTTAAGACCCATATCCCGGTCGAATGTCCTAAAGGTACAGGTTATGCCTTCGCAATCATTGATTATGGGCAGGAACACCATTTATTATTTGTGATTGTCATTGACGATACCGGAGAGATTTGGACCGTTCCAAATCCAGATGTTAGAGTTAGACCAAACGATTCAATGCGCGCTAAACGTAAAACAGAAGGATAAATTTCATGCTCAAGACTATTTCAAATATGTTTATTGGCGGTCTTATCGTTGCGATTATGGGTAGCGCGCTTGCTACTGTAGGAACCCCTCCGGTTTCAGGCGGCCCGGCTCTTGTAGACGGTACTTGGCTTAACGGTTTGGCTGGTGGGCAGAACTTATCCTATCAGTATGCGATTTCTGCCGCTGGTACGACGCAGGCCACCGCTACGCAACTTCCGTCCGGTATTGCTCTTATTGAAGTGGATACGGTTGGTTCGAGTGCTGGCGTTGCACTTCCTTTCTGCTATCAGGGAACCGAGTTCAAGGTATATAATAACGGTGCAAATACCTTGACGTTCTATCCCGGTGTAACGAATAACCCCATTACTGCCGCTCAAGACACGATTAACAATGCCACCACGGCTACGGCGTCTACTCATACGTCCAAGCTGTTCTATTGTGCCAAGAATGGAAACTGGGCTGCTCAGTAAATGGGAAAATCCCGTAATAAAGAACGACGCCGGGTTCAAGACGCAAGAAAGCACAATGAGAATCCGCAAACTGTATTACGGGTGGTTCGATCCGAGAACCCAGATGTTCTTGGTGAGCAAATTACCTCCGGATGCGCCAGTGCGTCCGGCGATACCGTATTCAAGCCGAATGGAAGCAATGGATACGATGGAAAAGAGGAAGGCGGATATAATGTGGTATCCGCCGCTGACTATCGACCAGATGACATTCCGGAACAGCTTGTAAGAAGCTTTGATCCGGTAAAAGTTAACGAGATTCTCAACGACCCTTCGGTCTTCCCTCTGGTTTCAATCCCAGGAACCGAAAAGATCGATGCCTCTCCGCTTATCGCAGACCAGCAAAACATTCTTCTAATGGGTAGCCGTGGAGGCTTCCTGTTTTGCTGCAAGGAGCCGGGGATTTATGAAGTCCAACCGATTTTCTTGGACAGGGATTATAAACACGCTTTAGCGTATGCGAGGTCTGCTTATAAGATCATGTTTACGCAGACTGATTGCATGACGCTGTTGTTTATGGTGCCAGTAGTAAATCAGCCTATCCTTAATTTATGCAACGCCACCAGCGCGAAGAAAGAATTTGAACGTAAAAATATCTGGCCGACAGAAAACGGCAATATCGATGTTGAGTTTAGGTCTATCCGATATGACGATTGGGTTTATCAAGACCTGTCTCTATTAGACGATGGACTTGAATTTCAGGGCAAGCTTACGACCGAAATCATGAGGCTTGGTTTCGCTCCTAAAGTTGAAACCGACGATTGTTATAAAATTCATATCGGGGCATTTTACGATATGATGTTTTCCGGAAGACCTGAAAAGGCGATCATTTTATACAATCGGTTTGCGAGATTTTCAGGGTTTGACATGGTTTCGGTGGTTTCCGCCTCTCCATTCCTGATTAATTTTGGCAAGACGTTGATTAAGATCGAAGACAATACTTTCAAAGCATTGCTTTACCGGGAATGAAATGGTTGCACTGCCGTTAACGAGCGGGGCTTATAGCTCCGAATCCTATATCGCGAGCGCGCAGCGATGCGTAAACTTGTTCCCTGAGAAAAACCCGGACAATATCAAAGCGCCATTCCCGGTCACTCACTATCCACGTCCGGGACTTAAACTGCTCAAGAATGCTCCGGCTCCAGGTTTAGCCAGGTGTATTTACCAAACGACCAAGGGGGATTTGTACGCCGTTATCAGTCAAACGGTTTACTACATCGACCGAGATTATAATTATACAGTCGTTGGGAATCTTCTGACTTCAGCAACTACCCCGGTTTACATTGTCGATAACGGTGTGAGTGCGCTTGTAGTAGATAACTCCCCACAAGGGTATACCATAAATCTTACTACACGGGTAATGACAGAAATTACCGATGCGAACTTCTACGGTTCGACAAGAGCGGATTTCATCGACAGCTTTATCATTCTGAATAAGCCCGGCACGAATGAATGGTACAGCACGCTTTCGGATACCGTGACGTTTAACGCCCTGTATGTCGGTATTAAAACCGCGTGGCCTGATAATATCCTTTGTGTGGTAGCGATTGAACGCGAAGTCTGGTTATTCGGGCCTCAGAAGTCGGAAGTCTGGTTTAACGCCGGTGCTACGCCGTTTCCATTCCAGATTATGCCGGGCGTTATTATTGAGCAAGGTTGTGTAGCCCAATATTCTCCGGCCAAGATGGATACAAATGTTTACTGGTTAAGCGAAAGCCCGGAAGGTGCCAGAATGGTCATGCGTGGTAACGCGCAGAACGTGGCACAGCGTATTTCCACACATGCCATCGAAAAGGCCATGTTGGGTTATGCCAAGGTCGATGACGCAATTGGTTCGGTTTATCAAATTCTAGGCCATAGTTTTTACAAACTTCACTTCCCATCGGCTGATACGACATGGGGATATGATGAAGCAACACAACAGTGGCACGAAGACAATTCAATTGACCTTCATGGAGATTTCCATCGGGCCAAGAATACGTTTTGTGCCTATGCTTATGGAATTAATCTTGCCCTCGATTGGACGAATGGGTCACTCTATCAAATCGATCCATTCACCTATACGGATAACGGGACAGCCATCCCGTGGATTAGATCATTCCCGCATTTCACGAACGACCTTAAGTATGTGAATTTATCGGCTATTACAGCCGATGTTGAGACAGGAACCAGACCTGGAACGGGTGAAGTCACTCAATACACAAGCCCATGGAGTTCGGGGTTTAGCTCTGGATTTGGTCCTTTAGGGCAGGTCGCGGCTCCTACAGTGAGTTTAAGGATTTCCCGGAATGGTGGCGCGAAGTATGGGAATAATCGTCTCAAAGCAGGCAATAGTTCGGGACGTTACAGGGCTATGATGCGATGGCGCGGAAATGGATTGTCTAGAGATTGGGTTCTAGAGTTCTCCTCCACGGCTGAAATGTGTGGTGCTTTGAACGGGGCTTATGTCGATCCTATCGGCGGGTCGTCATGAGCATCCAGTCTTATTCGGCAAACTGGAACCCAAGAACCCCGCTAGTCGATAAAGACGGAATACCGACTACAAGTTACGGTCGCCAGCTTCTCTTAGGGTTTTTTAATAGAACCGGTGGTGGAACGGGTATCGTTCCTAAAGTCTCACCTCCTTTACAGTCTACAGGTTCTACACAGTTAGACGCTCTTGGCGTGGCTTATGACTGGAATTGGTTTCAAACAGTAGGTGGAGGGTCTGGGGCTATCATTCTTCCTCTAATGCCGGGGAATGATATTCAATTTTACAACGGCGGTGGGAGTTCTCTGAAAATCTATCCACCATTTGCAGCACAGATTGATGCGTTGGGCGTGAATGCTCCGTATACTCTTGGGGTCGGAAGCCTTAGAATATTTGAATGTTGGGATCAAACGCAGTTTTTTTCCTATGGTTGATCTAGTCAATTCCTCAATGCGCGAAAAGGTACTCGCGATAGAAGAATTGATGTTACAACAGCCTCAGTTGGAAATTCCGGTCAGACATTATTTTTCTGACGGGGTTTATGCGAGAGAAATTACAATACCGAAGGGCGTTTTAGTCACAGGCAAAATCCATAAATACCAGCAACTTAATATTCTCTCCAAGGGAGAACTTTCGGTCTGGGTTGATGAGAACAAGATTGAGAGAGTTAAGGCACCGTTTACTACCGTTTCCCCTCCGGGGACAAAACGTATAGCCTATGCTCACGAAGAATCTGTCTGGACGACTATTTTAGCGACCGATGAAACGGATATTGAGAAGATCGAAGCTTATTTCATTGCCGATACTGAAAAAGAATATTTAGAGCATATCAAGGTTATCGAATGGCATTCATCGGATCGGCAATAGCTGGTATTGGGAGCCTTGGGGTTGGAGGCGGGTTGCTTGCTGGCGGCGCATTAGGTGCGCTTGGATCAGTCGGTTCTGCTCTGATTGGTTCCAATGCCGCTCAAAATGCCTCGAATGCTCAAGTGGGATTTGGTCAGCAAGCTCTGGCTGCACAGCAAGGGTATGGGCAACAAGGTTTAGCCGCGATCTTGCAGATGTTTCAGAATGCTTCATCGGCAGAGCAACCGGTTATTAATTCCGCCGGGAATATTGTTAATACCGGGCAGAATGTCCTTAGCTCCGGCCAAAATGTCGTCGGGTCAGGTCTGGATATAGCTGGTGGTGCTGCGAATACCTTGAAGGCCCTTTTAACCCCCGGCGCTAATCAAACTTCCGTCCTGTCTCAAATCCCAGGCTTCCAATTTGCGCAGGACTGGGGGCAGAAGGCCGTTCAAAATCTTGGCACTACAATGGGACTTGGGGGAAATGTTCTAACGGCTGGAGCAAATTACGCAACTGGGACGGCTCAACAGGGCTTTGGA